TGTTGTTCCGCTAGTACCTGTTGTACCACTTGTACCACTAGTTCCTGTAGTACCGCTTGATCCGCTAGTACCGCTTGTACCATCTGTCCCTGAAGTACCACTTGTTCCACTTGTTCCTGTTGTACCACTTGTTCCACTAGTACCTGTTGTACCACTTGTACCATCTGTCCCTGATGAACCGTTAGTACCGCTTGTACCATCTGTTCCTGAAGTACCAGATGTACCACTTGTTCCTGTTGTTCCGCTAGTACCTGTTGTACCACTTGTACCGCTTGAGCCGTCAGTACCGCTTGAGCCGTTAGTACCACTTGAGCCATCTGTCCCTGAAGTACCGCTTGAACCACTTGTTCCACTAGTACCTGTTGTACCACTTGTTCCGGCAGTACCAGATGTACCACTTGAACCGCTTGGCCCTTGTCTTATTATATCAACTTTATCATATGTTATGTCACTAACAACAATATCAAATAATTGTGATGTACTATAATCAGTATTATCAACATAGAATTGAAATAGTCCATAACTATCTGATTGTATCTGTGGAGCTACTTCAATAGCAATACCACCAGTATATGATGTATATACTTTAGCAGCATCAGTAGTTCCTGTTAAATATATGGTTACATCAATACCAGATTTAATGTTGCCATATGAGTCTCTTGAGCGTCCATTAAAGCTATATCTACTCATATATTATCCCGATTTTATTAAATATATTTTTCATTAGAAAATGTCACCTACCGTAAATGTTTCAATCCAATCCAATAATATCTTATATAAAGGATGGTCAGTATTATATGTTCTTAATTCAAAATTTAAGATATCTGATGTATTATCAAAATTTAAGATATCTGATGTATTATCAAAATTTGGCATTATAATTCTTCCACATTTAATTTAGTTTTATGATAATAGGTATAACTATCTTTGACTATACGCCACACTATCTCATATTCATCCACAGTAGCCGTAACTTCCGTATTAACTAAAGCATAAATTTTATTTTCAGTAACTAAGCAATCAGCTTCAGCTTTAACTGTTGTACCATCACTATCTACAACACTAAAATATGCTCCTGAAGGATCAAAATCATCATCATCCTGATCTCTTATAGTAATTTCAACTGCTCGAATTTCACCCTGATAAAATGTTATATATGTTTTCAAATATTATACCTTCTATAAAGTTATTTATACTTTTCCGCCAAAAATATCTTTAAGACTACCAAATAGACCTCTTTTTTTAACCTTTTTATATTTACTAGCAAGTCCTCTAAGAGCTTGTTTAGAAAAGTCTTTATGAAAACTACCTACAACAGCTTTCTCTAAATCATCAAATGGCACTTCTTTAAGATTTTTTATGTAATATGTAGGGCTATAAAAATATCTTCTTACAGCAATATCCATAAAAGGATAATAAGTTTTAACAATACGCCATGTAAGCTTCATATCACCTTTAGTACGTTTAAGTACCTTTACCCATTCTTTTACAAACCTTTTTCTTTGAGATCTGGGAAGGTAATTAAGATTCACGCCCTGACAAAAACGCCACTGGCGACCTGTTTTTGGATGCGTGCCACTAAAACTATACATATGAAAATATAATGGTATTGGATCATTTTCCCATGCAGAATATCTGAAGACATACACATGACCTGACTTTAGAGTGACACCCTTTATTCTTTTTTTATATAGTACTCTTAATGCCATAATATTTTTCGCTACCTTTTATATTACCATTTACCATCTTTTATATATTTTGTGATATATTTTTCTAACAATTCTTTTTTCATTTATATAACTCTTTCTCTGTTATAATCTTAAATATGAATCCACGCTTTCTACAAAAATCTGCAGCTGCTTTCCATTTAGCATTATTTGTTGCATATATTGCATTTTCAGATATTATAGTTTTTTGCTTCTTATTCTTACTACCTTTAGGGGCCATTACTTGATTATATGGCTTTACTTCAACAATATAAATTTTATCATCATCATTTTTATCACGAACTTTTATCATAAAGTCAGGGAAATATCTCCTTTGCTTTCGTTTTACTGGATCGTAATAAGGAATAATAACATCCTCTGAATTCCATTTAATAATGCTTGAATTATTATCACACCATTGGCAAAAAGTTCGTTCCCACGATGATCTTGCTATTAAAGGATATGACCCAACATATTTATCTTTATTTATAGGATTATATATTGTATGCTTTTTTGGATTAAACTGGGTTTTCATAAAGTTCATATAATTTCTCTTTTGATATAGAACATTTAGATCTTTTTATATTATTTTTTATAGCTGTTATCATTTCAAGATTATATATACTACTCATAATTTCAATTGGTATATTATAAGACATATTAATAATTTAGCATTGAAGCATCTCTTAATCTTTCATATAAACCTTTTGATATAGATATTATTTTTTTACTGTTTTGGTCTTTTTTTTGCATATCATCAAGTTTTTTAATAGCTATTTTCAAATCTTTCATTTCACCATCAATTAATTTTCTAATTCTTTTATATTTAACAGATAAATCATTATTATCATCTTCACTTATACCAACATTGCTTAAGCTTCCTTTGTCTAAATTATATCCTTCAAGTCTATTATATTCTTGTGCCATAATTACTCCTTATATTTTTTTAATTAAACTATCTATAACCCTTTTAACATTACTTAATATTTTTTTTCCTAATTTTATATTGTCACTATTAATAGCTGTTTCAGCACTTTTAGTATATCCTGTTATTGTATTAAAAAGACTGTTAATTTCAGCTTGATATCCAGGCAATCCAGTATTTTCTTCATTAACACCTACATTACTTAAGCTTCCTTTGTCTAAATTATATCCTTCAAGTCTATTATATTCTTGTGCCATAATTGCTCCTTATAAAATTATTATCATTAGTATTTATAATTATTTATGATATTTTTGTTAAATTATTTTTATTAAACTGGATTTATCGAAAAAATCTTTGTGGGTGTTGTACCATTTGTTAAGTTTAGGAAGGTATAATTTGCTTATTTTATCGAAGGTTTCATCTTCTTTAATTTCTTCTGTATCTGTATGCATATCAAATGCTAAAATTATATTAAGAATATTATTTCTTTGTTGTTCTGTTAATGTTTCTGGATCAAATGATACTATAAGATCAACAATTTTTTTAAAAATCTTTTTGTCAAATCCTACCTTAGTGCCTGGTGGTATGCCATATTCTGTTATATAATTTTTAAATCTCATAATTACCTGATATACTTATATTTAATGGTACTTTACGATTTTCCGACCCGTAGCAGTTTTCCCAGATTTAGCCATTCTATTTGTCATTCTTGACCGTTGCTTACCTGCAGCACTTCTTTTAAATCTGGATTTCTTTCTTTTTATAGCTGATTTATGAGTTCTGTAATATCGTTTAGTCTGCATTCGTTTTTGTGACTTGGTTCTTTGAGCTAGTCTAATCTCATGCATATCAATATCATCAAAATCAAGCTCATCATATATAGATTCAAGCATCATACGTTGTTCATCTGACATCATATCTTCTTGCTCATTAGTCAAAGATATTAAGAAATCAGCCATCTTACTAAATGTCTCATCGTCATAGTCTTCATCACCATCAATATAATTGTCAATTTGTTCTAATATGCTCATAGTTAATCCTTTATACCAGCTTCTTCTTCCATCTTTTTAAGTCTAGTATAGTAATCTTTTATTTCTGCCAAATGGTCTTTAGCTATACGCTCAGCAATAACAGGGCTTGAAGTATGCTCTTTTTCAATATCTATACCTAAACTCAATTCATTGTCATCATATGTTCCTTTAAAGTCTTTAGACCTACCTGATCCAAAGAATGAACCTAATAATTTATATATTACTTCTTCAAATTTATGCTTATTTATCCCTAATTCATCAGCTAGATTATGAATTTCATCATCTTTTGGATTAGAATTTTTTAAGAAAAATTCTATTATATCGGCTGTAACATCCTTTTCTTCATTCAAATACTCATAAAATTTCATATAACACCTATTTTAAGCTTAATCTCTTTCTTAATTCATTCTTAATAAATAGCATATCAGGCCCTTTAAGACCTTTATTTTCAATTTCATAGATAATGATATTATATTTTTCTCTATTAGAAATATCCTTTTCTCTTTGTTGATCTACAGCACTTTTATCAATCTCTTTTAAATAAATTGAAATTAAAAAATTGATAATCTTTTTGTCAATCTTTTTCTTAATAGCATCTTTAATACCACTTTCCATAATAATATCTTTATCTTCCAAATACCTGGCTATTTTATTTTCAATGCCTATCATATTAATCCTTGTCTTTAGTCCATTCTTTTTCGATCTGATTAAAAAATTCTTTTTTCTTATCGGCTGAAAGTTTTGCAGGTGATGTTACATTAAATTCTTTAAGTTTTTTCTTAAAAAACTTTTGATAAGCTGTTTCCTCTGTTAATGTACCCATAGTTAAATCTATTTTATCAATAATATCATTCATTATACGATCTCCTTTATTTTATTTATCACATTGATATTTATATTTTTATTGCTATTATTTATAAATAATATTAAATTATGGACAAAATAATTATATTAGGTAAAGGCAAGTCATTAGAAAGATTATCAGAAGTAATAAAATATGCTAACAATTGTGTATTTGTAGATAATTTTAGCCCAGAGATTGAATATTTTTGGGATATCCTAAAAGATAAAAATGTTTATCATTTCACTAATGGTATGATTAAAGGGGCTTTAGATAAAAAATATTATGATTTATTTAACATTAAAGAATCTTATGCTAGGTCCACTATATTTCCAAAATTAAAATATGCTGATAATCAAATAAAGTTATATACCGATTATTATGAAAATATATTAAATGTTAAAATGATACATGTTTCTGAAGAATATCATATAAAATATAAGACCATAAAGAATACAGGTATATATGCTGTATTGTGGGCATCAGAAACTTTAGGACTTCATGATATATGGATTTGTGGATTTGATTTTCATCAGGACAATTATTTTTTAAATGATAACAAAGGTATAAGAATGATGAAAGGTAGATATGATGATGCTATAAGTGATTTTATTGATATAATTAAAACATTTCCTAATATAACATACCATATAGTGTTATCAAAAAAGATTAATAAAAATACTTTTAAAGGTTTACAGAATATAAATATTATATAAATAGAGATATGAGACTTAAAAATTATTTAACGGAATTAGCATCTAATTATGGCAAAGGAATCACAATGGTTGATATTGATGAAACATTGTTTAACACGTTTGCTAAAATTAAAGTAATTAAAAATGGTAAAGTAATTAAAGAGCTTGATAATCAAGAGTTTAATACATATGAACTTAAACCAAATGAATCATTTAATTTTGATGAATTTAGAAGTGCTGAAATATTTAATAAGACATCAATACCAATTCCCCAAACAGTTAATAGAATAAAAAGAATGATTAAGAACATTAAAGACAGAGGGTCCAAAATAGTATTTTTAACAGCTCGTGCAGATTTTGATGATAAAGAAGTATTTTTAAATACATTTCGTAAACATGGTATACCAATAGATCAAATATATGTAGAAAGATCTGGTAATGATATAACAGGTACAGTTTCACAAAGGAAAAAGAAAATAGTATTAAGGTATCTTTTATCAGGTATGTATAGACGTTGTAGGCTCATAGATGATGATTTAAAAAATCTTAAAGATTTTTTATCAATAGAGAATGAATTACCACAAAATATAATAAATAAGATTAAAGAAATACATCATATATCTGATGATGAAACAATACCTGTTATAGAATTTTTTGCTTTGTTAGTAAAAAAAGACGGGTCATTAAAAAGAATTAAATAAATAGGATAAGGATCTCATGATAGTATATTCTGGAAGTAGATTAAAAGCAACAGATACAAATGGTGATACACAAAACGTATCTGATGCTGTAGTATATGCTATATTGACTAAGAAATTAATAAATGGTGGATGGGATGCGGTATATATTGATGATGATAGAAAGATAGCTAAAAAAGGTAGTACAAAGAACTGGAATCCAAAACCTACTATTTATAAATCATCAAATGTTCCACCAAAATTAAAAGAAAAGATAAAAAAGAAATTAAAGCAACTTAATATTGATATAATGGTGTAATATGAGACTTGAGCAATATTTAAATGAATCTAAATCAATTATTTTTGTTCGTTATGGTGGATTATCAAAAATAGATCAAAAGAAATATGGTATTAGCCAGAATTTTCATAAAGCTCCAGCCAATAAAGGTATATTTGCTTTTACATGGCCTTATATTGAAGATTTTTTATGGGCATGGAAAGTGCCATTTAAAAAAGGTGAAACAGAAGATGAACAAAATAAAAGATTAAAAAAATTTATAAAAAATAATAGAAAAAAATTTACATATTCTGGATGGATATGGACACATTTTGAAAATGTTCCAAATAATATGATAAAAAGAAGAAGTGGTTCATGGATTGAGATACATACAAGTGATTTTCAAAAATTATTCAAAAAACAAAAACATACAGATATGAAAGGATTGGATAAAAATCTTTATGGAATATCAAAAGATATTGTAAAAGACCCTTATAAAAGAGGTCTTGGTGGATTTATAAGTCGTGATCATTTAGAAGTATTTATTGAAAAAATAAATTAAGGATAATATGAGACTTGAGCAATATTTAAATGAAGAAGTTATCAAATTAAGACATAGTTTTAAATTTGATAAGCTAAAAAAAGATAAGAAGTCTTTTTATAATGACCGTCAAATGGTTGGCCATGATAGAGCTATAGAAAGAGTAGATCAAATAGAAAATCTTTTTGCTAAAGTTACTAAAACAAGAAAGCAAAAAATGTTAGCATCATTGTTAATAGACTTTGACAGTACCGATTGGCATTATTTTGTAATACAAACATCAAAAAAAGATTTACAGATTTATAGCTACATATTAAGACGTATAGATAAAGTCATGCCATATAATTTATTAGCATGGCTTGATAACAAATCAGGGATATTAAAAACTCAATTAACTCATATATTAGAATATATGTCTTATTTAAGTAATGATAAAGCTTTATATCTTAAAAATTATTGTAAATCATTTAGTTTTTATGGTCTGAAATCAGATGAATCTGAAGAAAGATTTAATAAATATCATAAAGGACTAGAAAAATATCCTTATATAAAATTTATAAAAAAGAATTGGAGATAGCATGCGATTTAAACAATATATAACAGAACAGATGGTGTCATTATTTAATGTAAAAGTTGCTGGTGATATTAAAAAAAAGACTTATTAAAAAATATTAAAGCTCCTTTTGTAAATGTTAAGATTTCTACATTGGGTGGTGATGATAGGACTTCTATAATATTAAATTTATCTCTTGATGATAAAAAAGATTGGCCAAATGGTATATTACAAAATTCAAGATATGCAATGTTTCATATTAATGCTGATGGTGTAATAGAACAGTTTACTAAATCATTTTCAATAAAAAAGAAATTTAGAAAATCAAAATTTAAGAATATATCAGATATAACTAAAAAAATTAATAAATATTTACAAACTATAAAAGGATAACTATGAGATTTAAAAGATATTTAATATTTAAAGCTTCAAAAAATGCTTCAAAAACAACCAGATTACAGGAATGTTTACATTGTATTGGTCTAGGTATATATCAAATTAAAAAGAAAGCAATTACTATACAAGATATACAAGATGAGGCTCTTTTTAGAAAGGCGTTTGATAGATATGTTGATATTGATACTGGATACAATGAGTTATATAAATTTGTATTAGACAATCCTAATAAATGGGTTGAAGCTGTTGTAAGATCTACAAATGCTTTAAAAAAATCAAAATGGATGAAGAAAAATAATTATACTTTTTATAGAGGTGTGTCCTTTATGAATATAATATATAATGAATTCAATAAATTAAAGAAAAGAGATAACATTAGTCTTGCTAATGACAAATGGAATCCTTCAGATATATGGGCATCATCTAAAACATCTATACCATCATTCGATTCATTAATTGAATTAAATCAATACATATCAAAAAGTTTAAAAAGTGGTGCTGTTGTTGGTATATCATTAAAAAAATCAACTTCTTCACCTGTTGTTGAGTGGTATGGACCTGATGAAAACCCAGAGATAATAAAATATAAAGGAATAAGTAAACCAAAAGGAAAAAATGCTCCATTTCCTACAGGTATAATAATAAATACATCAAAAGCTAATATAAATTTCAGAAGTTTTAGAATTATTAAAGCTGCTCCAATAACAGGAGAAATTATAGGTGGTGGTAAAGCTGCTCGTGGTGGTAAAGTGCCATCAAGTATTAAAAAAGATGTAATTGATAAATATAAAATATCACAAATGAGTAAAAGTCGTATATCATCAATAGATGACAATAAATTAAAAGAATATGTTTCTAGTTTATGGAAACAATGTGGCCATAATTTTTCAGAAAATGATATAGCTAAGGGATGGTCTGATAGAGAGAAAAATATTCAAGATCGTACAGGATATTGGATGTCAATAATAAATTCATTAGAAATAGGATCTTTTCTTAATCAAAACAAAAGCTTAGCTGATAATATTATAACAAAGTTTTATACAGGATCATCATCAAAAGGAAGTAATTCATCAGAATTTATAAAAGTATCATAGAGGAGATTATATGAAAATAACAAAAATAATAGCTAAGTACTTGAATGAATCTAGTATTTTAAAATCAAATATAAAGAAAAAAATTAATGGTGAAATACAGAAATTCTTAAAACCAACGTACTTTAAAAAGATACCATTACAACCTTTATTTGATATACTTGAAAAATATAGCATTGTACCATTACAAGAAGATGATACTATATGGGATGGTCTTCTTCTTGGTGGTATAAAAAAGACAGAAAGAGTTGATTTTACTCTAGGTGATTTATCATCAAAAGATAGTAAAAATAGATACCTTGTAATAACGAATGCTAAGCTTTCATTGTCATATTATAAAATGGAATCAGGCAAATATGAAGTTATTGCTTATATAGGATAATATGAAATTTAAACAATATATAGAATCAATAGTAGCCGGCGACGTAGAATCCGAACCAGTTAAGAATGGTAAGATATTAAGACGAAAGAAAAAGAAAAAGAAATCTGAGATTGAAAAAATATTAGATAAAGCAAGAGGTATGAGTGATGAAATTTAAAATTATTTAACAGAAAAATATTGCCTGTTGTATTAAAAGAAATATCTGAAGCTATATAATAAAAAAGAGGAGTTAATATGAGATTTGAAAAATATTTAACAGAAAAGGATATTAAAACAACACCAATAGAAAATGCTATTATAAAGGGTATAGAACGATATGGATTTTTTTTTGATGAAAAGACAAAAAAATCTTTAGAGTTTATATCAAATGGTGGAAGTACATATGATCAAGCTAAAAAAGCTATATCTAAAATAAAATCAGCATATAAAGAGATTAAAAAGACTAACATTACAGAAGTTGAAGATGAATATGTTATAGAAATAATATTAAAATAAGAGGGGATAATATGAATATAATAGAAAAATTAGAACAGTATAGTACTGATAAACTTGATGAATCAGGTATAAGAAACATGAAAAAATGGGCAAAGACTTTTAATAAAGCTGTATGCTATTATCATCAAGATACTGATGGTGTTACATCTGCAATATGCATGAAAGCTTACTTAGAACAGTATAAAATAAAGACTGTAGATTGTCATATGATACAATATGGAGGTTTAGAATTTGCAGTACAAGCACCACAAAAGGGTATGCTAGTTTATGCGGTTGATTTTGCTCATGCTAAACCTATATTTCAAATATGGACCGATCATCATGATTCTGAACATATAGGAGCAACAAAAGATATGTCAGTATCTTTTATTAAATCACCAGCTAATGTATCACATATATCAATGACTATATCACCTAGAGATATATTTCCATCAAGAGATATACAAATTATATCAACAGTTGATTCAGCCGATTTTGCATCACAAGATTTAACTCCTGATGATATTATGAGAGCAGCATTTAAAGTAGATAAAAAAATATCAATAGAGAAAAATCATAAAGCAATGGGTCTTGTTGTTAATAAATTGCTTCTTTCTTATAAAAATAAAAAAGGATTTCTTGATAAATTAGTAATGACAGCTAAACCATCTCTTATATCAATATATACTACAATAGTCAATTTAGCTAAAAAAGAGGGGTACAATCCTCCTGAAGAAATAGAAAGAAATCAAGCAGCATATAACGCACAACAAAAAGGAAAATCAAAAGTAGGCAAATTAAGCGATATAAAGAATATTAAATGTGGTGAGTCTATTGAAGTAGGTAACACAGTTTGCCAATACGGTGGTGGTGCAATGGGAAAAGGTAAGCAATACGACAGGTATACAGTATTTAAAAATCACCCTACAGTGGACTTCCTTTGCATAGGATGGCCTATGGGATTAATTCAAGCTTCTAAAAATCCATTTAAAGGCGGAGATACGCCAGTTCATTTAGGTAAACTTGTATTAGGTAAAGTAATGTTGAAATATAAAAGTGCACTATCTAAAGATATTAATTTATCATATCTAAAAAGAACTTATGAATCTGATATACTTAAAAAAGGTTTAGTTGGTTCTATAGGATATACATTTGATGACCTTATTAATTCATTTACTAATGATCAAATAAAAGGAATTGATTTAGAGAAGACAGGTAAATGGAAGGATATTATAAAAGATATTACTAATAAACAATATAAAGATCTTAGTTTCAAACAAAAGAAAATATTAGATACAATAAGTATTAGTGCATGGGATATTGTTATGAGTCAGAGCGGTGGCCACAAGGCAATAACTAATGTGACTAATTTAAATTTTCTTGGTAAAGGTTATACAGATATAATGAAAAAAATTATGACGGATATAGTAACTGAATTACAGAAGTATAAATTAGAGGGTTAATTATATAAATATAATAAGAGGTGATAAATGAGATTTAAAAAATATATAAATGAAAGTTCTTCAACAGTATATACTGAAAAGGTTAAGAAAAGTGATCTATCAAACGCTGATTGGAAAAAATTAGATAAATATGGTAACTTTGATGAATCACTTCCATTTTTGATTAAGATACTTAAAAAGAAAGGATATACATATAAAGGTAAAACACCTGGTAAATATAGTTCAGAGTATTGGACAAAAAAAGGAGAGAAGTGGAGAAATACTGGTGATTTTGAATTATATGATGGTGGTTTTATAGATATGGAATTAATATTAATGCATAATTGATAAATTAATGGAGAATAATATGAACATAACAGATAAGATAACAGACTATTTGAATGAAAATAAAATTGATGATTTTGTTAATAAATTTAAAAATAAAATGGGCAAAGATACCACAGAACAAACAGCAAAAGGTTGGGTTGATGGTATAGGTGAATTAAGTAAATCAGATAAAAAGAAATTATTAGGTAAAATTTTAAATTATATAGAGGCTTAATAAAATATGAAAATAAAAGAAACTACAAATAAATATTTAACAGAAAAACTAAAAGCAAGAAGTAGTAAATCAAATAAAATAGAAGATAAAGTTTATGATATGCTGTCTGGATCAGATTTTGAGAGATGGTATCCAAAAGATTATATAGACCATATAGAAGGAGCTCCTAAAGCTAAATCAAGAGATGATATCATCTCTGATATTAAAACTATGTTGAGATAAAAATAATGAGATTTAAAAAACTAATAGAAGCTACTATAACTAAAGGATATCCAGATACAGGTGGTATAGCAAGTGATGATGACTATCCACCAGGAAATATTATTATTGGTCCTAAATATAAAAAGATTTATGTAGAACAGCCAAAAACAGGTGTTAAAATTGTTAAATATATTGAAGTTGATGATTTTATGTGGGATGAATTTGATGGATGTGTTGGTATGCATAGAATGTCTAATTATGACAAGACTTTATTAACAATGATTCCTGTATATGGTGATAGAATGTTTAAGCATATGAGATGGACTGATACTAAAGGATTTGATACCGATCCTGAAAATATAGCACGAAAAAAAATTAGTCATGTTGATCAAAGAAGGGGTTTTGGTAGAAATGATGTAAATAAAAAAGAATACAAGACTACAAAAGCTAAAGATATAACTGAAATGGTTGATAAATATATAAAATAAGAAATGGTAATTTATAAAGTAACAAATAAAATAAATGGCAAATGTTATATTGGTCAAACAATATTAACAATTAATAAAAGAAAATCTGGGCATATTTATAAAAGTTTGAAAAAAAGTGATAATTGTTATTTTCATAAAGCTATTAGAAAATATGGTAAAGATAATTTTTTATGGGAAATTATTTGTGAATGTAAAACTAAAAAAGAATTAAATGAAAAAGAAATTTATTATATAAAACAACAAAAATCATATGTTAAAGAAAATGGTTATAATTTAACTCATGGTGGTGAAGATAATCCAATGAATTATCAAAAATATAGAGATAAAATTTCAAAAGCAAATAGTGGTGAATTAAATCCATTTTTTGGTAAAAAACATACACAAAAAACAATAAATAAAATTAAATCTTTTACTCAAAGTGATAATCATCCATCTATTAAGAAATGGATTTTAAAACATAAAGATGGCAGATCTTTAATTATTGAAAATCTAGAAAAATTTTGTAGAGAAAATAAATATTATTCTGGAAATTTTAGAAATGTTAAAAGTGGTAAATATAAACAATATAGAGGATGGTATTTTTGTGATAATGTATCATAAGAAACTATGAGACTTGAAAATTACTTAAATGAAAATAATATAAAAGATTGGACCGGATATATTAATAATAATAAGATGTTAAAATCCGCTGTAAAAGTATTACAGACTATTAATAAGAAAGGTTTTAAATGTTATATTGTAGGTGGATGTGTTAGAGATATTGTGTTAGGTATTCAGCCACATGATATTGATATATGTACTAATATGCCTATGGATAGAATAAGTAAATTATATAAAACTCATGATATAGGCAAATCAAAACAGTTTGGCATAGTCGTTATTAAGCAAGGGTCTTATAATTTTGAGATTGCGCAATTTCGCCAAGACGGCACATACAAAGATGGTAGACGACCTGATACTGTAAAAATATCAAGCTCTTTTAAAGATGATGCTAAAAGGAGAGATTTTCAAATTAATGCAATGGCAATTGATAAAGATGGTAATATTATTGATTATTTTAATGGTAAAAAAGATATTAAAAACAAAGTGTTAAAAACTGTAGGTGATCCTAATAAAAGATTTGGCGAAGATTATTTAAGGATGTTAAGAGCAGCTCGTTTTTCAGCTAAATTGGATTTTGATATAGAACCAAAAACAAAGAAAGCTATTAAGAAATCTTCATATCGTATTCAAGATTTATCACCTGAAAGAATTAAAGATGAAATAATGAAAGCAGCATCTCAGTCAGGAGATGTCTTTGCTAAGTACCTAAATACATTAGATGAATTGAATTTACTAAAATATATATTTCCAGAAATTATGAACTTAAAATGGTTTAAAGAAAATATGAAACATCATCCTGAAACATCTGGTTATGTAAGAAGAATTATAGAATGAGATTAATGAACTTTATAAATGAGCAATTAATAGCAGCAAGAAATAAATATGCTGAAGGGAAAAAATTAGGTGAATTAGAAAAATATGATCGTAATAATCCTGAACATGATGATCCTAAAAAATATTTGTATTTTTCAACAGGAGCTACAGTATATTCACATACCATAGAAGCAATAAAGCAAGTTAAGATTGATCAGCCATTACAAATGTTAGCTACTGCATTACATGATACAGGTAAAGGTGTTACTCTTAGTGATAAAAAAGGTTTACCTACATATTATGGCCATGCTAAAGAGAGTATTGAATTAGTTAATAGCATAGCTGATAGATTAAAAATGAGTAATAAAGAAAGAAATGCTTTGTTGTTTGCTGTAGGCAATCATATGAAATTTCATAATATTCTTGGTATGAAAACAAGCAAGATAGTCAAACTTGTTAATGATGATAATTGGGATGTTTTAGTAGCTGTATCTTTCGCAGATAGTGCATCAAGAGGTTCTTCATTTATACATGCTGGTGAATTTGAAAAAATAGTTGATAAGTGTATAAAATTAAAAGATAAATACAATATAAAAGAAGTTAAAAAAAGATTAAAGCTTGTTGATGGTAATCGTGTTATGGAGTTATTAGGATTAAAACCCGGACCTAAAGTTGGCAAAATAATTAAAGAAATATCAGCATGGGTTATTGATAATGATATAAAAGATACAAAATTAATAGATGAGAGGATATTAGAATATGAGACTTAAACAATACTTAAATGAAAGTTATACTGCTGAAGAAGTGGTTGAAATAATTAAAAAAGATTGTCCTAGATCTTATATAGTACAAACTAAAGGAGAATTTTTTTATCGTGGAACTAAAGATTCAATAAATGATATCAAAAAATTTAAATCAAGAACTGATAGAATACCAAAAGATACACCTCCTGAATTACATAACATGTTAGATAGTTTGTTTAAAAGGTATCTTGGATGGCATGCTAGAAGTGAAGGAACATTCGTTAATGGAAAAAAAGATAATATTAGTGGATATGGTATATCATTTATGTTTTTTCCTATAGGCAAATATGATTTTGTGTGGTCGCCTAGTATAGAAGATTTATATTCTAAAATAGAACAAAATTATATGTTAGAAGAACCTGAATATTTATTTATAAGTGATTATGATTATGATTATGAATATAATGAAGAATCTGGAAATGGAAAATATGAATATGAAGGTATATTATATAATAATATCAATGATATAGAAGATACTAAAAATATAACAGGTAATAATATAGAAAATGATGCTGTATGGATACCTAACATGACATTTGAAGAATATAGAGAAAAATCTATAGATGATTATGAAAACAATAGAGATACTTATTTACATGACTTAATTAAAACATATAGTAAAACAAATCTTAATAAAGCAATGAAATCAGGACATGAAGTTATGTTTAGATGTAAAGAATACTATATGGTTGATGCAAAATTCAGTAAAATTTTAAGAAAGGAATTATGGTAAAGGATAAATATGAAAGGTTATTATTATTATAAGGCGTTAAGAAAGACTATTATACAATTTTTGGATATCTTTAATGACATTTATGTTGCAAGATATGATGCAGACGGTGTTCTTATTAAGACTTTTAAAGTCCCTCTTAAATTTGCTCCAAAAGAAAAAGTTTACTATTATATTTTTGAGAATAATAAGAGAGAAGAAATGTTGCCTATAATGGCTGTAGATATTGCTTCTATTGATTTTGCTGAGGATAGGTTAGTTAATAAACATAAAAGAATATCAGTGTCTAAAGATACAACAACAAGTTTAATGTCGTCATATTTAACACCTATACCTTATAACATAACATTCAATCTTAACATATGGTCATTATATATTATTGATATTGATCAGATATATGAGCAAATACTACCATTCTTTACACCATATATTTTTATAAGAGTGTATATACCTGAATTGGATTCAACATTTGATATAAAGGTTATATTACAAGGAAGCTCATCTGAGTCAACATTAGAGATGGGTGAGGAAGATGAAAGAATTATAAAATGGAATTCTTCATTTGTAGTTCAAACATACTTATTTAAACCATTATCAGATGTTGGTATAGTTAAAAAGGTATTTCCAAGATTGTTTACTAGTAAAACTGGATTTGGGAATAGAAATACCGAATCAATTTTTACATCAGGTGCAGCACCATCTGCTGCAGCGGAATCAATGTTTCTTGAAGGAACTGGCTATGATGCTGATGCTGCAATACTATATGATTATGAGGTATTTCCTAAACAATGAGACTTAAACGATATTTAAAAGAAGATGGTAATATTGACAGTATAATAGATAATCTTAAAAAAGATTGTAAGCCATTTCTTGATCAAGTTAAGAATTCATTCTTTTATAGAGGATATAAAGGTGATTTTGTTAAAGATATTAAGAAAGTTAAATCTAGAATAGATAGACGACCATCTGATACTATAATTGATGTGCATAATACGTTAGATGATCTGTTCAAAAAAAAATTTGGATGGAAAGCAAGAAGTGAAGGAGTATTTGCTACAGGAAGTGAATATCAAGCTTGTCAATATGGCATATCATATTTATTTTTCCCTATAGCAAAATTTAATTTTATATGGTCACTTGATATTATTGATTTATATATAAAAATAAGTAAAGATAATTTTAATGGTGCATACTCTGTTACAAGAGGTGAATATAAATATGATAAAGATAAAAAAGAATTTATAACATTTGAAGAATGGAAGCAAGAAAAATTTGAAGAGCATAATAAAAAGCAAGAAGAATTTTTTAACAAACTTGCTAAATTATATAGTAAAACAAATCTTAATAAAGCAATGAAATCAGGACATGAAGTTATGTTTAAATGTAAAGAATATTATTTAGTGAATACTAGTTTAAAAAAATATTTATTAAAGGAATTATGGAAATAAATGCCAAACATAGAATTAAATAAAACCACTAGTGCTAATTTTGAATTAGTTTTTCCTGTATTACCATCAGAGACTACATTAGATGCTGCAGATGAATTTGTATTAAACATATCTAATACAACAATACCTGCTACAACATTAGATGAAGAAGAGCATAGATGGCAAGCATTTAAAACAACAGTACATCAGGGTGGTGTAACTTTTGATCCATTAACAGTAACATTTATAGTTGACGCGTCTTATAAGAACTGGAAATTATTGTTTGAATGGCTGACATATATAAATAATAATTATAATAAAGCTGATGAAGAGCATGCTGCATATGTTATAGACACCACATTAAATATAAAAGACAATTTTAATACATCTGTTTTATCATTATCATTTGTCAATATGTGGGTTCAATCTCTTGGTGATGTAAGTATAAGCTATAGAGAAGGTGAAGTTGTTACAGAATGTCAAGCTACCTTTAGATATGATAGATATGAGATAAAAGAATAAAAATAGAATAAAAATATAAATAGAATTAAGAATACAAAAAATAAAGAGAAATGTATAAATAGTATTAAAGATTTTATATATTTAGGAGGATAAACATGGGATTTTATTTAAGTCCAATAGTAGATATTAATGAGGTTGATTTAAGCACAACAATACCTGCTGTTGCTACATCTATTGGTGTGATTATATTAAGAGGGACATATAAAGGCCCTGAAAGAAAAACAACATTGATAACAAATATTGATGATTTAATCACTACTTTTGGTAAGCCAACAAGTACAGCGGATTGTTATAGAGATATTTTATCAGCTGCAGGATTTTTAAAATATGGTAATAAATTATATTGTACTCGGTCAATGGCCGCAGGTGCAACATTTTCAGGTACTAAAGCAACAAGTGGTGCATCAGCAACATTTGTCCCATATACGGTAGATAATGCTTATAAATTAACAGATTTTAATAGTGAAGATCCTGATGAATTTGCTGATGAAGTAGCACCATCTGGAACAGACCCAATGTGGTTTATAGCTAATTCAAGAGGAACAAATGGTAATAATGTAAGAATAGCTGTAGTTGATTATACTACTTATACAGCAATGATACAAGAAGGTACGCATAGTGATTGGGCAACATATTCAGATATTGTAAGTATTGATAGCCCAATGGATGATACTACTGATTTTCTTGTTGTTGTATCAGCAAAAGATCAAGGTGAAACTACATGGACAGTAAAAGAATCATGGAATGTATCAACAGATGAAGATAAAACAGATGATGAGGGTGTTAAAAAGTTTGCTGAAACCGTAATAAATGGTAGATCAAAATATATTGAAATAGCTCTTAATCCATTACAAGTTGATAATACAATAACATTAAGTACTGAAGATTATCAACAATTTGGTGGTGGTCAAATAGATGATGCTGTAACTCCTTTAGGTATAACAGATGCTATTATAATGACTGACTTAGATTTATATTCAAATGCTGAAGATATTGATGTTAATATTTTTATAGATTCTGATAAATCAACTACTATAAAACAGTATATAACAACTATATGTGGTACTACTAGAAAAGATTGTATAGGTATTTTAGATTGTTTATACGCTGATGTTGTAAATAATAGTGGTAGTGAAGCAACTGATCTTAGATTATTTAGAAACACTACTTTAAATGAAAATGATAGCTATGTAAGTCTATATGGTAATTGGCTTAATGTTTATGATAAATGGAATGGTAGATATAGATGGGTGCCAGTATCAGGATATGTTGGTGGTATTTTTGCTAATACAGATGATGTAACCGATCCTTGGTTTGCACCAGCAGGTCTTAATAGAGCCTTATTAACAAGTGTTAGAAAACTTGCATGGAATCCAACATTAGGTGAGAGGGATATACTTTATAAGAATGGTATTAATCCTATTGTAAGTTTTTCTGGACAAGGTAAAGTCGTGTGGGGCCAAAAAACATTATTAGATAAAAGTTCAGCTTTTAATAGAATTAATGTAAGAAGATTGTTCTTGGTTCTTGAAAAGGCTATAAGTACTGCTAGTAAATACTTCTTATTTGAACCAAATGATAATCTTACACGTTTGCTATTAATGAATATGATAGATCCATTTTTGAGAGATGTAAGAAGTCGTAGAGGGGTTTATGAATATCTGGTAGTATGTGATGAAACTAATAATACAGGAGAACGTATAGATAGAAATGAATTATGGTGTGATATTTATATTAAACCAACTCGTGCGGCAGAATTTATTGTACTTAATTTTATAGCAACAAAGACTGGCGTATCATTTACTGAAATACAAAGTGGTTCTGCTTAGAATAAGAGAAATAAAATAAAAATAAATGTATAAAAATATACATTAGGAGGATATATCATGGCAAGTTTTGATATAGATAGTTTTAGAGCAAATTTTAAAAGTGGAGCAAGAGCATATTTATTCTATGTTACACCAACATTTCCAACATCAATTGGTGCTGATACAGAGCAAGCAACTTATTTAGTTAAAGCTTCTTCTATACCAACACAAACATTAGAGGAAATTATAACAAATTGGCAAGGTTTTGATTATAAAATGGCTGGTAAGTATGCTTACGCTGATTGGACAGTATCATTTAATGTTGATAAAGATGCTAAAATAATTCAATGGTATTATGATTGGCAACGATTGATACATGATCCAACAAGTAATGTTCATTCATCACCTGCAGATTATATGGTAGATCAACAACTTGAAATGCTTGATCTTGATGGTACACCTATAGCTAAATACAAATTAGTAGGTGCATGGGCAAAAGAGATTGGAGCTATAACATTAGATTACGCTACTAATGAAGTTGCTACATTTGATGTTACATTTACTTATCAATATCATGTAATTGATAGAGGAGCAGGATATGCGAAGGCTGTATCATTTGCTGGATAAAAATAAAATATAAGAGGATACAATATGTCAAATTTTAAAGATTATTTAAATGTGTATGAATTTGAAACCGTATTACCTGGTAGCGGTGAGACAGTAAAATTTAAACCAATAATAACAGGTCAGATCAAAAAACTTTTAACTTATGAAAATAGTACATCAGAAGAAGTTGATATAGCTTTAGATAACCTTATTACTTCTTCTGTAATATCAGAAGGATTTGATATCAATAGACTTTATATACAAGATAGATTTTTTCTTTTAGTTGAATTAAGGAAAATGTCTAAAGGAAGTACTTATCAATTTTCTGCAATATGTCAGAAATGTAAATCACAGATGATAGTTAATGTTGATTTAAAAAATATAGAAGTCATTCCTTATAATGTTGAAAACGATACAATAAAATTAGATGATAATATATCAGTTAAATTAAAACATATAACAAGAGGTGATCAGAAGCAGTCTTTTGACTTTATTAAGAAAGGATTATCTGATACTCAAAAAATGGCTGAGATGATGATAGGATCATACGCTTCATCCATAACATCTATAACAACACCAGAAGGTGAAGATGAAAATATTGATATAGCTGATAAAATTTATTTCATTAATAATTTACCTCAAGGTATGTATGAAAAAGTAACAACATGGTCCAAAGAAAATGATTTTGGATTAAATTTCTCTTATGACACTGTATGTAGGTCATGCGGTAATAAAAAGACCATAGATATACCTCTAGAGAATTTTTTTTTCTAATAAAAATGATATATTTCGATGATAATATATCAAATATCATGGAAGAGCAATACCAATTAGCTAGAAAAATTAATATATCAGTATCAGAATCTAATATGTTACCAATATTTGAGATGGAGTCTTATGTAGATATGTTAATAAAAGAATTAAATCAAGAAAAAGAGAACTTAAAATTATAAGAATAAGAGAATGGAATGAATATAATAAAAACAATAGATAAATATTTAATGGAAAGTAAAAATTCTAGTAAAGTTGCTATTATTAATGCTATGGAAATATATTTTGATTATATGGGTGATGATCCAATATATAATAAACAATCTGAAATGGATAAAGGCGAAAATATTATAATTAAATGGATTGATAAAAATTTAACAAAATCAATACTTGATGAAAAAGATTATTCAAAAAAAGTTACTAAAATTAAAATAATGCTTAATAAAATTAAGAAAGAAAAAATTAAAAATAAACATCTTGAAATATTTAAAGAAATGTTAAGTGATAAAACAAAAAAAGAATATTTTGCTGAAGAATTAGCTACACCCGATAAAATATAAAAATATGAATATATAGAACTTAAAATTATAAATAGATGTAAGTCTCACTTTAAGCTTAAAGCTTAATGGATCGTAAAGGTCTAAAGGACGGTTTAACCTCAATCCTTTAGACCTTTTTTAATTTGGAGTAATAAATGCCTGAAAAAACAATTAATATAGAAGATATAATAAATGATTTAAGAAAATCCGTAGATGAAACTAAAAAAATTACATTATCTACAGATGATTTATATAAAAGAAATCAAGAAGCTATTGATAAATTATATAAAAAAGATACTTTCAAAAAAATGGATAATACTGTATCTAATTCAATGTCTGGTATATCTAATTCTATTAAAATGGCTTTTTCTGGTATGTCTGGAAGTATTAAAAATTTCTTTTCTAAGAAACCAATAGATGATCTAAAAGAAGAAGTAAAAAGTGGATTAGAAAATGTTGGAACTGTTACAGGTAAACACATGTCTGATATTATGGGATCTACATTTATGAGTGTTTTTGATGATCTTAAATCTGTTGCTGGTTCAATATGGAATATGAGTAAAAATGCTTTGGGATTTTTTACTGGAAATGAAGAAGATGAAACTGATAGTGAAAAAGCTACACAAGAAATAAGAGATAGTATTGATGAATTAACTAGTGGTGGTAAACTTGAAACATATAGTCCTGATATACAAGAAGCCTTTAAATTTTTGAGTGAAAATTTAGGTGATGATGCTGAAAAAACACAAGATATTTTATCTTTATTAAATGAAAATTTTGAAGAAAATCAATTGGCTAGAACTAAAGCTGCTCTTAAAGATAAACAACCTAAAATTAAATCAACACCACTTATGATGGCTGTTATGGCATTAGGTGTTTTAATAGGTGCTGTTGTAAAAAGTCTTATTATACCATTTGAGTTATTATATCAAGGTCTTAATAAGTTAATGCCTATAGGTAAATGGCTTAGTGATTTAGGATCATCATTATTAAAATTACCTGGATTAAAAACTTTTGGTAAAGGTGGTAAAGGTCTTGAAATACTTGGTAAAATTAGTGGTTTTTTTAAAGAACTTCCTAAAAGATCTAAATTAATAGGAAAATTTGTTAAAGGATTTATGAAAGGATTTAAAATTCTTGGTTGGCCTTTGACTATATTACTTGGTGTTATTGATTTTATAAAAGGATTTATGACAACTGAGGGTAGTATTATAGATAAAATTAAAGGTGGTTTAATAGGAGCTATTAAAGGATTTATAGAATTTCCTGTTAAGGTCATTGGTTGGATTGCTGATAAAATTTTAGGTCTTTTTGGTGTTGAAATAAAAGGCGGTGCTGGTAATGCGATGATGAAAGGCCTTATGTGGGTAGTTAGTAAAGCATTGGATGTAATATTATGGCCATACAGAATGCTATATAAAGGTATTAAAAAAATTATAGATTTTTTTAGTTCAAGCAAAGAAGGAGAAGAAGGACCAGGTATATTAGATAAAATTAAAGAATATGCTATTTTAGGTCTTAAAATAGTATTTGCTCCATATTATCTTGCTTATAAAGGTATTAAAAAAATTATAGATTTTTTTAGTTCAAGCAAAGAAGGAGAAGAGGGACCAGGTATATTAGATAAAATTAAAGAATATGCTATTTTAGGTCTTAAAATAGTATTTGCTCCATATTATCTTGCTTATAAAGGTATTAAAAAAATTATAGATTTTTTTAGTTCAAGCAAAGAAGGAGAAGAAGGACCAGGTATTTTAGATAAATTAATTGATGCGTCTAAACAGGCATTATATTTTATAACATGGCCATATAGAATGTTATATAAAGGTCTTATATGGTTAGTTGGTAAAGCAACAGAATTTGCTGCATCTGATACAGGACAATCTGTGTTAGATACTATAATTGATATGTCTAAACAAGCAATAGATTTTATAACATGGCCATACAGAATGTTATATAAAGGTATTAAAAAAATTATTGATTGGTTTGCTACATCAGAAGGCGGTGAACCAAGTATATTAGATCAACTTTGGACTTATCTTAAAGAACTTCCAGGCAAAGTTAAAGATTGGATTTTAGAAAATGTACCTGGTGCTAAATTAGCTGCTAAAGCGGGTGGTGCTATAGCAAGCGGTGCTAAAAAAGCTGCTGGTGGTGTTAAAAATGCTTGGAATTGGGCATGGGGTAATGATAAAGAAGAAGAAGAAAAAAATGTTGAAAAAAAGAAATCTATACAAGATTTAACAAAAACTAAAGTACCATCAACTCAAAATAAAATAGATGATATTGAAAAAGAAAAAGCATTAATGTTGGCAAAAGAAAAAAAAGATGTTGCTGATTTAAATAAAAAATCATCAGAACAATTAGAAAAAGCAAATAAATTAATTAAAGAGCAAACTAAAGAAGGTAAAGAAGGTACTAAATCTATGGTTAATGTAATATCATCAACTTCAAATCAACAAAACATACAACCAGATGAAATTAAAGATGAAATAGAAAGTTTTGGTTTGTTGATTGGTAATAAAGGAATGTCATAATGAATATAGGTACATCAGTCAAAGGATTAGCTGGGATAGGAGCAAATAGACTTGTTGATGCTGCTCAAGAAAAATTACTTGGTCGTAATTTTATTAGAAGACCTCGTGGAATAGCTGTACCTCATGCATTTCATATAGGGTCTTTATGGATTGTTTTAGATGTTTTTAAATTACCTGATAGTTCTGTTTGTCGTATCGAAAAAAATATTAATAGTGGTGATTTAACAACAAAAATACAATTTGCTTTCTTAGCACCTAATTCTATAATAGAAGCTATAGGTCATACATGGGATAGTTATGAGACTATTTTATCTATGGCTCAACAAAAGGTTAAACAAGGAAAAACATTTGTTAAAAAAGGAGGCCAAATTTTTAAAACAGGAAAAGATGTTGTTAAAAGTTTTGGATCTTCTGAAAATATAGATTCAGCTATGACAAATGTTCGTCAAGGCATGGGTGTTGAATCTCCTGTAAAATATAAGGTAGATACACCTTTAGTATATCAAGATTCAAATAGGAGAAAATATGATTTTGAATTTAATTTAATTGATGAAGGTGATCCTGGATGTGATATAATGATGCCAATAAGAAAATTGGAAGAATATTCTAGTGCTCAAGCAATAAGAGATGCTGCTGCTGGCCCAACAGGTAAAATTAATTTTCCTTATGTGTTTAGAATATCATCATTTCCTAGTGATATGATAAAAGTTAAATACGCTGCTCTTGAAATGATAACAGCAACATATAATGGACCATATAAATGGGGATATCCTACATCAGCTACCCTTCAATTATCATTTGTTGATTTAGAACCTACATATAGTAGTACATTTACACAAACAAGTAAATTATCTATCACATTTAGTGGTAAAGCAGATATGATAACAAAAAAAGCAACTCAATTAAAAAAAGATATAGTTAGTTCACCTGCTTATAATGCTATATCACAAAAATTTACAAGAACATAAGGATATTATGGCAGCAACAACTAAAGTAACAACTGATTTTTATACTCTAACTGATCATAGACTCAGCAATGTATCATTTTTAAAACTATTTAATATACTGGAAGAAAGTAATACTAAATACATGAATTTTTTTAGATCATATAGCATTAATGATGACATTCTTAATAATACTCTATATTACTTTACTTATGATGTTGAAAACGAAGATTGGTGGGATATGATATCATTTAAAATTTATGGATCATCTAATTTATGGTGGGTTATATGTATGATGAATAATATTATTAATCCATATGAAGAATTGTCTGAAGGTGATCAAATAAAAGTTCTTAAAGAAAGTTATTTGTATATGTTGTTAAAAGAAATAGAAAGTATATCGGAGTTATAATATGTCAGTAGATACTAGTAAAAAACAAGATCATGGGTCGGTATACTCAATAATAATAGAGCTTGATAATCAAATGGTTACATTAAATAACAAAGATATCAAGAATTTTTATTTCATAGAAGATATAATGTCATTCTGTATTGTTGGTAAACTTGTATTTGATGATATGGTAGGACTTTTTGAATTTGGTCCTTTCACTGGTAATGAAAAAATTCATCTTATTTATGGTGAAGATAGTGATATCATTAGAAAATTTGATATATATAAAGTTAATAATATAACTCAAAATATGGGATCACAAATAACAAGTGCTAATACAATTGAATTGCTGATAGTTGATACCACTTTTATGAACTTGACTAATAAAAAATTTAGTAAGTCATGGAAGGATACTAAAATATCATCTATAGTATCAGATGTAGCAACTGATATGTTAGATATTGAAGAATTTGAAGAATTTGAAGACACTAACGAAACACTTGATTATTTTTATATGCCTTATTGGACACCACAAGAAACTTTATTATGGTTGATGAGGCGTAGTTCTAGTAATCAATTAGATGAAGCAGGTTATTTATTTTATAATAACACCAAAGGAACTAATTTTGTAACACTTGAAAAACTTTTACAACAAAAAAAATTAATGTCATCTTTTGGTACAGGTATATCTAAAGATAATGGTATATATGTATTTGAGAGCGCTAATCTTTATCTTAGAAATAAAATATTATCATGGAATATTAGCAGCATTGATCTAACAGGAGCTAGCGTTTTAAAAGGAAGTAATAGACTAGGCTATAATTTTAAAACTAAAACATTTATCAATAATAGTTATGATTATTCCACTTCAATATCTAAATATACTATGTTAGGTAAAAAAACCTTATTTACTGATATAAGTGATAGTACTACAAGATATGTACTTGATGGTGAAAGTGATTCTAATATTATTGATAATATATATTATAGCAGATTCATTAAGAAATATTGTTTACAGCAATGTGTTTCAATTGTAACAAGAGGATGTGAAGGAAGATATGCTGGTGGTATGATAGAAATAAATTGGCTTAGTACTAGTGGTAAAGAGAAAACAAATTTATTGCTTAAGGGAAAATATCTTATTAAGTCTATAACTCATAGTTTTACTAATGGTACACCACAATATAAAAATAAAATGGTATTAATTAAAAATGCTTATAGTGATATACATCATAAGACACTTGTTAAATCAGTTAAGACTAATATATCAGGTGTTAGGAGTGCATAATGATAAAGAATGAACCACAAGATTATCAGTTAGCAAGACAAAAACTTGAAGGTATATATCGCGGTGTGATTGAAGCAAATGATGACACTTTAAAAGCTGGTAGATGTAGAATAAGAGTTTTTGGCGTCCATACAGCTACTAAAATCAAGACCGATATTGAAGGTATACCTACAGATGACTTACCTTGGGCTGAGCCTGTTATGGGTCTATTAGAGGGGTCTGTGTCGGGATTTGGTTTATGGTCTGTTCCTTTACAGGGATCACATGTAATGTTATTTTTTGAAAATGGAAATATAATGCAGCCAAGATATTTTGCTACTGTGCCTGGCATACCATCTGTTGCACCAGATATAGAGCAAGGTTTTAATGATCCTGATGGCACATATCCAATATCAGAAATATTAGCACCTCATAAACCAAATGCATTAAATGAGGCTGATGTCCATAAATTAGCAAGAGATGTTACTACAAGTACTATAGTCGAATCTAAAAATGCTGCAAGAGATTTAGCAATATCAAAGGCTGGTGGTGGTACGTGGGACGAACCAGCATCAGGATATAATTCAGTATATCCAAATAACATAGTACTAGCAACACATGGTGGTCTGACTGTAGAAATGGACAATACACCAGATAACAGAAGATTTCATATATATCATCCATCTAATACTTATATAGAAGTTTTTGAAAATGGAGATGTTGTAATTAAGAATAATAATAATAAATATGAGATAGTAACAAATGATAAAAATATTCATATTAAATCAAATGAAAATAAAACAATAGATGGGAACAAGACAAAAAAGATTGGTGGTAATGATACTATAAATATAGCTGGGAATAAGATAAAAGATGTTACAGGCAATGATAATATAACTATAAAGGGTGCTGTAACAAAAAGTGTTACAGGAAGTCATACTGAAACAATTGGTGGTACAATGAATATCACTGTAACAGGAAATTGTACTATAACAGCTCCAACGATTACAGCAACAGGAAATTTTATATCAACAAGTGGTACGTCAGAATTATCAAAACAAGGGCCACAAAAAAAATTAATGAATGAAGATCTTATAGATATATTTAACAATCATACTCATAGTGGTGTTCAAACTGGTACAGATACTACAGGAGCTGTAAATTCAACATCAGCATCATTGACGCAAGCGACAGCAAATTCAACAGCTAGTTAATCTATGCCGTAGGGCTTAAACCCTAACTCAACCATTGATATTAAAGGATATACAATATTATGTTGGGATTAAAGAGAATGTTGTAAGACCTTATATATCAATAGTTTACAAAGATTTTATAAATATTATAGGATATATTATAAGATTTAAGATAATAAATCTTATGCCGTAGGGCTCAAACCCTAACTCAACCATTGATATTAAAGGATGTAAGAAAAAAGGAAAATAAAAAATGCCAGTTTATTCAGATATAGATATTGAATTATCAAGAGCAACAGATGGTGATATAACAAGAGATACGGAATTTGATGCTGTTGAAAATTCATTAAAGAACATAATAACAACAATGCAGGGAAGTAGAAGAATGTTACCAGAATTTGCTGTTAATATATACCAAACTCTTTTTGAACCAATGGATGAGAATACAGCTTATACTATAGGTACTAAAATTCTTGAAGCTATTGAGCAATGGGATGATAGAATTATTATTAGTAATGTAAATATTAATGCTAACTATGATTCAAATCAATATGAGGTAAAAATAGATTATGGTATTAAAGACTTTCCACTTTCAGAAACAAGAACAGTAGATTATATATTAAGACAGGATTAATTATATGAGATTTATCAAATACTTACAAGAAGCATTAACTTTAAAGCAAGTCAAAGAAATCAAACCTGCTATACTGTCTAAAAAATATAAGACATATCTTAATAAAGTCTTTAAAGGTGAAGACAGGATATACCTTGATTTTGATGCTAATAAAGAAGACATTAAACCTCCTAAGGCTATAGATAATTTTATTAAATCTAATAAGTTAAAGATTGTTAATTATAAGAAAGGTATTGTACAGTCGGGTAAAAAAATATTAAGACTTGGTAAAGTGTTGTCTAAAAATAAAGAACAAGATCTATTAAAAGTATTTATTAATGACAAGAGAAGAACTAGTGGTAAGAAAACTGATTTGCTTATAGTTATATCCAGACATCCATATGATTTAGCTGGCATGAGTACTGACCGTGGATGGACAAGTTGTATGGACTTACAAGGTGGTATGTTTCAAAAATATATACATAAAGATATAAAATACGGTACTTTAGTAGCGTATATTATTAATACAAATGATAAAAATATTAATAAGCCTATAGGAAGGATTCTTATAAAACAATTTATAAATATAGATAATGAAAAGGATATGGTACTTTATCCAGAGAAAAAAGTTTATGGATCTGATGTCTCTGGATTTAGAAAAAGAATTATAGCATGGCTTAAGACTTTTCAGAAGTTTAAAGGTACATATGAAATAAATCCTGAATTATATGTTGATACAGGGACAAATGTTATAGGTTTAGGTTATAAAGATAGCTCTGACTTTAAAATAAGGGGATTATATTATCAAAATAATCCAGATGATAAAGATGCTAAAAAAGAATTTATTGATATTATAAGAAAACAATATTATCAAAATCATCCAAATGACCCTGATGCTAAAACAGATAATGATTATGGTATTAAAAAAAGATATTATGATAACCATCCTGAAGATAAAGATGCTAAAACAGATGAATATCAAAGTATAAGAATGGAATATTATAAAAAACATCCTGAAGATAAAGATGCTAAAACAGATGAATATCAAAGTATAAGAATGGAATATTATAAAAAACATCCTGAAGATAAAGATGCTAAAAAAGATAGTGATAATGATGTAAGAAGGATATATTATGACCATCATCCGAATGATAAAGATGCAATAAAAGACGTTGATAGTGAAATAAGAATAACATATTATAAACATAATCCTAATGATCCTAATGCTAAAATAAATGACAATGTAAATATAAGAAAGGCATATTATTTAAAAAATCAAGATGATAAGGATGCTAAAAAAGATAAAAGTCTTCATATAAGAAGATTTTATTATGACAATCATCCGAATGATAAAGATGCTAAAACAGATGAATATCAAAGTATAAGAATGGAATATTATGAAAATCATCCGAATGATAAAGATGCTATGAAAGATCCTGGTAATATTGTAAGAAAACAATATTATCATAATAACCCTGAAGATAAAAATGCTAAGAAAGATGATAATACTCGCATAAGAGAATTATATTATTATAATCATCCGAATGATAAGGATGCTATGAAAGATGATTGGCATTATATAAGAAAACAATATTATGAAAATCATCCAGAAGAAGAAAAAAAGAAATAAGGAGTACAAATGACTACATTAGTCCCAGGTTATTTAGATATAGATTACAACACATATATACAAAAAATAAAAGAGCAACTTCAAGTTGACCCTGTATTTGCTGATTATAATTATGAAGGTTCTAATATAGCAATTCTTATAGAACTTATGGCATATCTTGCTGATATTAATACATTTCTTTTAAATAAATTAGCAAAAAATATTTATATTGATACTGCTGATACATACGAAACAGTACATATGTTATCACATTTAAGAGGATATAATCCTAGTGGTTATAGATCAGCATCAACTACTGTTACAGTATCTATAGGCGCTTCTGCTGGTGTGTCTATAGGTGATACTATCTTAGTATCACCTTGGAAAACAATAACATGTCCAGATGCTACTGATACAGCAGGTAATGTTATAAAATTTTCTACTACCGCAGAATATACAGAAACAATTCCTTTATCAGCATCATTTCCATATACCATTTCATTATATGCTAGACAAGGTGATGTTACTGAATATACATATACTGGTGATGATATTATTAATTATAAATTGTTTTTACCTAATGAAAATTTTGATTATGATAATGATTTAGATGATCAATCACCTTCAATACAGGTTCAGATAGGTGATGATATATGGGACCGAATATCTGATTTTTATGATAATTTATCAGGTCTTTATACAGAAGATGATGTTTTTATGTTCAAATATGATAAATATGAAAAATATTTAATAGAATTTTCATCATTAAGAAATTATCCTGCTTCTACTGAAGATATTACAGTAACAGTATTAAAATCTTTAGGCGCTGCCGGTACTGTAGGTGCGGATAATATTACTTTACCGGAAACCAATTTTTTATATAATCAAACTACTTCAGCATGGTCTTCTAATGATTATTTAACAGTAACTAATACAGATGCTACAGTAAGTTCGGCTGATCCAGAAACAATAACAGAGATTGTAAATGCTTCAACAGGTGTTATGCATTCACAATATAGAAATGTTACAGCAAAAGATTATATATCTCATTTAGAATCAAGATCTGATGTAGATGTTGCTAACGTATGGGGTGAGCAAGAAGTAGCTCCATCTGGGAGTGTAACTGATTATAATAAAGTTTATGTATCTGTTATACCTAATGAATGGGGAACAAGTACTATAGAAACATCAGCAGCAAGTGCTGGTATAGAAGAACCTTATGAATGGTCTGAAACATATCAAGATCTTCTTTCAGTATATCTTGAACCAAGAAAAATGCTAAGTGCTTATGAAGCTTATGAATTACCTGAATTGATTTATTTTAAAATTGATATGGGTATTAAAATTAAAAGAACGTATACATTTGCTAATGTATCTAATGATGTTAAAAATAAATTAACATACTTTTTTAGTACTACAAATAGAAGCTTTAATGAAACTATATCATTTATAGATATAATAGAATTCATAACAGATACTACTATTGAATCAACAACAGATGATTTTGATCAAACAAAGGGAATACAAACTCTTATAATAAGAAATATTGATGTTCTTAATGCTACAGTATATGAACCTAACACTATAGGTAATGATCCTCAATTTACTGTAGCATCATCAACATATACAGGTGAAAATAAGTTAAGAAAAATAACACTAGGTAGTAATCAATATCCTGCAATATCTATAGATGATTGTGTATTTACAGAGGAAACATAATGAGTAAATTTATTGATATACCATATTTTATAATGGAAGATTTTATAGATGTTATTAAACCATATGAATATGATTACCCAACAACAGGCCATCTTACAGGTCCTAAAACTGGAATAACAGCAAAGTATGGTTTTGGTCTTGATTTATGGATTAAAGATAAACAAGATGATAATATACCTGCAGCTACTAATAAATATGGTTATTATAAAATTAGAGGAATACCTATAAGTGGTACACCAACAGATAACATTTATCAATTTCATCTTGAAACTACTAATTATAGACCATCAATATTAACTGTAGATGAATTAGCATTATATGCTGGATATGATGTTTATTTTATAAAAAAAGAGCATCAAATTCGTGAATTTATTAATAATACATCTGAATATGAAGATTATGTTAATATTAATAAGATATTTTTATATTTTGGTAAATTATATCCTTTAAGCGATGGAAGTGGTAAATTTAATATAGTATGTAATAATTTTAATAATAATGCTTTAAAAGCTCTTCCTATAGGTAATAGAACAACTAATCTTAAACAATTATTTAGCTTATTTTTTGATAAGATATATAGTAAATGTTATAATTTGTCAAAAAATACATGGTCTATGGTTGATCCAGATGAAGTTCCTGAAAAATATCTTGAATATATTTATGATATTTATGATATGAATTATTTAAGTGATTTGGATATTTTAGATAGAAGATCATATGCTGCTGCATTACCAGATTTACTTAAAAGAAAAGGAACATATTCATCATTATATATTGTTTTTAGATCTGTTATACCCTTTACATCTAATTATCTTAATGTATATGAAAGATGGCATGATGTGTCAATAACAGAAAATATAAATGATAATTTTGAAGATCATTTATATACTTCTTATCCTGATTATGGATCAGCAACATTAAGTGCCGGAGCTGGTGCTGAATATTATGAATCATTTGGAACATATCCTGATATTGCAAGTAAAGTAATATCACCACATTATAGAACTGAAATAGATTTAAATAATGAATCTTATGGTAATGACTATATTTTTAATGAAGATTTATCAGATCGTCTTGTAGCTGCATGGGAAGAAATAAGACCTGTATGTAAATATGCTCATTATTCATTACTTTTATCACCAATATCAGATTTTACAGGGTCTTTTATAGCTCTTTATGATACTGGAGCTACAGTTGATACTAAATGTTGTAAACCAATAACAATATTGGATGATAAAGTATTATATAGACGAGAAGGTGCTAGTATATCATGGGATGTTATACATAATCTTGATAGTAAAAATGTTGTAGTTCAATTTTTTAGCTTAGATTTAGAACAAATTATACCATCTAATATTGAATATTTAACAATGAATTCAATAAAAGTTACATTTGGATATGCTACATCTGGTCTTGCAGTAATAACTTTACCAGATTATACACATACTCAATCTAGTGGTGCTTCAGCATGGTCTATAACACATTCATTAGCAGATAATTTTCCATTAATACAAATTGAAGATTTAACAGATAGTCATTTCTTTCCATTAAATATAACATCTGATGATGCTAATAATATGACTGTAACATTTATAGAAGATACTACAGGATATGGTATTGTTGCTTCTGGTGAATACACACATACTCAATCATCTGCAAGTACTTTATGGACTGTTGAGCATGATTTAGATGCTTATGCTGTTCAAGTACAGTGTTATAATTCTAGTAATGAATTAATGTATCCAGCTACTGTAACTATAACAACAAATAATATAGTAACATTAACATTTTTTACAGCCGAAGCAGGTCATGCTGTAATAAAAGCTATTAGTAAAAGTGCATTTAGTATGTCTTCTATAACAGAAAATATTAGTTACGCTAAAGTCGGCACATCTGGTAGTAATGCATGGGATGCTATAACTAATAATGACTTAGAATCACCTGTAGGAACATATACATATACAGCGACATTAACTTCAGATGATAATTATTATTATGTTGAATCTAATATAAATACAGCAGAAGATATGGATATAACGGAAATTGGTATATTTGATACTTCTGATGACATAATATTCTATACATTTAATAACTTACTATTTAAAAAATCAACTATTGATCTTAAATTATGGTATAGAATAGAAAGAAAATCTAATTAAACAAGGAGCATATAATGTCAAGAGCACATTATTGGAGTTATTTATTAAATGAAGAAGGACAGCCTGTTGATGCAGCTAATATAACAATATATTTAGCTACTACATCTACTGCTGCTTATGTTTTTAGTGTTGAAAGTGGTGGTATAGCATCAAATACAGCACCACAAACAACAACAAATGATGAAGGATTTTTTGAGTTTTGGATAGGAGCATCTAATGAAATTAATGGATATGATGCTGGTCAAAAATTCAAAATCACATGGTCAAGTCCTGGTACAATAAGTGATGGTGAAATAGATAATATGGAAATATTAACTGTTCCAGGTGAAGTAGATGAAACTGATACAGATACCTTAAAAAATAAATTTGTTAGTAATTTACTAGCAAAAGGATGGTCTGCTAAAACAGATACCCTGACATCAGCTATAGCATCTGCTAGTTGGCAAGTTTCTGGAGGTGATAATTATTATGAATTAACTCATAATCTTAATAATAGCTATCCTTTGGTAATGTTATACAATGATGCTGACAATAAAACTGATACCATAGAAGTTGAAACATTAACAATTAATTCAGTAAGATTATGGAAGACCGATACTCCAACATGTCATGTTACAGTGATAGGATAAGAGGTATAATATGAGATTTTTAAAATATTTATCATACTCAGGACTAGATGAGAATACTAATAAATTTAGAATATTACGAATCAATCTTGTTAATGATAACACATGTTATAAAGACATAATACAAGAGACATGCAAAAAATATGATATAGATTCTAATAAAATATATGGTATATTGAACAGTCTTAATGATGATTTTAAAAATATTTATAAAGGTAAATTTAGATTTGAATTTTGTCTTGAAGAAGGTACTACTATAGATAATATTAAGATAAATAAAAAATATGTTAAGAGATTTAAGATTATGTTATTTGAAGCTAACAATAAATTAGCTAAAATAAAAAAATGTGTAGAAAAGATAATATAATGTTTACAATATTATATAGTATGTTGTATAATCTAACAATACTTTATGAGTAAAGAACATGCAAAATATTATGTAAACAACAAAGACCTCCTCAAAGAAGTTATTGATTTTAAAAAAAAGGGCATTGCTTCAAATGCCCTTGCTTTAATGTTAATCAATATAGCTAAACGATATTCTTCTAAAGGCAGTTTTGCCAGATACACATGGCGGGAAGATATGGTAAGTGAAGCGGTACTGACCTGCATCAAATACTTAAAGAATTTCAATTCTGAAAAATCTGATAATGCTTTTGCATATGTTACTCAGATATGTAAAAATTCTTTTAAAGCTTACATAAAAAAACAAACAAAACATAAAGAAATCAAAGACATATGTTATAAGAACAATGATATTATATTTGAAGATCAAAAAGATTATAATAAAAAAGCGATAAATTACGAATTATTGATAGGTTAATAAAAATGTTAAATGATAAAATGATTTTGTTTAGTGATATACATCTTGGTCTATATCAATCATCTGATATATGGCATACTGTTGTTATAGATCTTATTAATAGTATAATAGATACATGTGAACGTAACAATATAAAAACAATAACATTTCTTGGTGATTGGTTTGACAACAGAAAATCAATCAATGTTAAAACTCTCCAATATTCCAATGAAATAATGGCCCTCCTTAAAGACTATCAAGTTAATATAATAGTAGGTAATCATGATACATTTTATAAAGACAGGATAAAACCATGTAGTGTTTCTATCTATAACAAATGGGATAACATTAACATAATAGATGATGCTTATGCTAATGGCAACATAATTATGTTGCCATGGTCATGTTACAAATCAGATGATATAAAAAAATATAAGAAATTTGATATAGTCATGGCACATCTTGAGCTTAATGGATTCCCGATGTCAAGTAATTATATTTTTAAAGAGCATGATAGATTAAGTGCTAAAGATTTTGAAGACTTTCATATGGTATATAGTGGGCATTTTCATATACCATCAGTCAAAAAAAATATAACGTATATTGGAGCACCATTCCAACAAACATTTAATGATATTAATGGCATCAGAGGGTACTATATATATGACAATGGTGAAACAGAATTTATAGAGTTTACTAAATACCCAAAGTTTGTTAAAATATATAGTGATGATATCATTGAATCTGATATTAAAGACAATATTGTTAATTTTGTATTTACTAAAGACTATGGTAAAACAGATAACAATAATATGATAGAAAAAATACAGTCTTTTGGTCCATTACAATTTAATGCTGATTTTAGTAATGTTACTGAAAAGGTTGATATAAAAGATGATGAATCTGATATGACAGTAAAAGACAATAAAGAGATTTTATTTGATACAATAAAAAATGTGGATGTTCCTGATCATATTAAAGTAAACACTCTTAAAAAAATAATTGATCATTTAATGGATGAAATGATGTATGGAAAATAATGAAAATTTAACAGATGAAGATTATTATTTAGATAATCCTGACGGTACATTTGTTAATTCACCAAATCGTGAATTAAATGATGATGTTAATATTGCTGACTATGTCATAACAGAAAATCCGTCATGTATTACTTATACTGATAGTACTATTACTGGTACAAGTTATATTAATCCAAGTTCATATACCTATAATTATTCTGTTTTAAGCGTTTTAGAAATATGTATGAATGTTATAATTAAAGATGGTATGTCTACATTTATGGAAAGGATATTAAAAATATTATCATCAAAAGAAACACTAGATGATTTTAATATTATTGATATGATTAATAAGAAAGAAAAGAAAGAAAAAAAAGATAGAATAATACCTGAAAAATTATTTAAATTAGAGGATATATGAGTAATAATACTACTAATAATACTACTAATGCTGTTAATCCCTTTTATTTTTTAAATAGATATGGTAGAGGTGATGCCAATATATCTGAATATCCGTATCAATCAAATGATACTGCTAATATAAAAAAATATGATGTATGTTGCTTATTTTGTGATTACGCTACAACAAATGTTATACAAGATGATATAATATATAATCCATTTTATATATGCGATAGATGTAAAAGATCGTGGAGACAAGAAGATAAAATTATATTATTAGAACGTATGCTGTACCATATTCATAAAGCATCATATAATATTGATAAATTATCTAATAAGTTATATAATACAATGTATTTTCTTAAAAATGAAAAATTTATACATGATTTTCAAATAAAAAGAGATGAAATATTAATATATATGGAAAATAATATAATAGATGGATATAATGGATATAATACTCGTTATAATACAAATGATCATAATAGTTCTTATGTATTTAAATATTATTTTGATTTGAGATTTGGCAAAAGATTTGATATACCAAAAAAGAAGAGATTAGTACCTGATGAATTGTTTAAAATAGAATAAAGAGGATATATAATGAAAAAATATTTAGTAACTGGAAGCTCGGGTTTTATAGGATATCATCTATGTAAGAGATTATTAGATGAGGGTAAATTTGTTGTTGGAATAGACAATCAGAATGATTATTATGATGTAGATCTTAAAATAGATAGAAATGAACAATTACAAAAATATAATAATTTTTCATGCTATTATAATGACATATCTGATAAAAAGCATGTTGATAATATATTTAATATAGAAAGACCTGATATAGTATGTAATTTAGCAGCATATGCTGGCATACCATATTCTATGGAAAACCCTTATATATTTGAGCATGTAAACTGTGAAGGATTCCTTAACATTATAGAAGCATCAAAAAAATATGAAGTGTCTAATTTTATATATGCTTCATCTAGTAGTATTTATGGTAAAAGTAAGTCGCCTACTAAAGAAGAAGATGATACAGAACATCCTCTTAATATTTATGCTGCATCAAAGAAATACAATGAAGTGTTAGCATATTCTTATAGTGAGTCATTTGGTATGAATTGTACAGGTCTTAGATTTTTTACATGCTATGGGCCATGGGGCAGACCAGATATGTCAATATATATCTGGACAAAGGCTATATTTGAAGATAAAGAGTTAATAATAAACAATAATGGTGAAATGTTTAGAGATTATACATATGTTGGTGATATTGTTGATGGTATAATAAGAGTTATGGATAAGCCTCAAAAATATGCAATATATAACTTAGGCAGAGGTGAGACAGTAAAGATTTTAGATGTTATTGAAATCATTGAAGATATTACTAATTTACAAGCAAAGAAAAAAATGGTATCTTTACCTAAAGGTGAATTATTAACATCTTTAGCTACTATAGATAAGGCAAGTAAAGAAATTGGATATAATCCCAAGATAAGTATATCAGAAGGTGTACAAAATTTTATTGAATGGTATGTAAATTATTTTAAGGAGAAACAATATGTTAAGATTCGAAGATGTCCCAACAGAGATTAATGATATTTTTAGAGAAGTTAGAGCAGAACATTTCCCAGAACTTAGAAATGCTAATATTAAGATTCTTTATGATTTGAAAAAAAGGCAATCAAATGGTAAGATTACATTAGCAAGGATACAAAAGACAAATGACTTATTAAGATATTTGACTATAGATGAGTCGGCAGAAAATGAAGGTCATGATTATATTATTTTTATTGATAAAAAGATTTTTGATAATATAACAAGAGAAGAAAAAATAAAAATTTTACGTCATGAATTGAGGCATACATTAGTTGATATTGACAGTAATACGCCATATAAATTAATTCCACATGATATAGAAGATTTTCATGAAGAAATTGAGCTTAACAAAAATGAGCCTATGTGGAGACAAAGGCTTGCTAATTTATGTCAAGATTTGTATGGCCAAGAAGCTGATGATAGAGAATGATTATCATAAAATAGCAGATAATATAGCCTCTCTTGTTATAGAAAAACAGATAGCTTATGGTGATTCTTTTGGTCGTTCTGGTACAGTACTTAAAGAAATGTATCCTAATGGTATAAAACCAGAACAATATAATGATATGTTGACAGTTGTAAGAATAATTGATAAATTATTTAGAATAGCTAATCAAAAGGATGCATTTAATGAGAATCCATATAATGATATTATTGGATATGGTATTCTTGGAGCCAGTACAAAATAGAGAGGTTATAATGAAATTATTTAGATCGCTTGTAATTATAGTATCAATAGGCATCTTGTTTATTTTTTTAACATCTGTATATGGTGTAGTGAGATTATGTGATAGAGCTGATAGATTGGATTTAGTAAAACAGCAACAGATTACAATAGCTTCTAAAAATTTTATAATTAATTATAGACTTAATCAAATTAGGGCTTTAGAAAGAGAATTAAATAGAACTCAGGTGGTAACAATTTCATTTTACCACCCTGCCTCAGGCGGTATAAACAGTGATAGTGATCCAGATAATACTGCTTTTATGAGAAAGCCTGTACCCGGTAAAACAGTAGCAATATCACCTGAATTAACTAACATGGGTTGGGGTGATGCTAATGTCTATATTCCGGGTTATGGTGTATTTATTATGGAAGATAAAATGGATAAATCTGTTAAGGGACTACAGATTGATATTTGTGTAGCATCTAAAAAAATAGCAAATAAATTGGGTATCAAACGTAATATAACAGTAACAAGGCTTATACATGGATAAATATAAAAAAGTATCAAATAATTATTATGCTCATAAACAAAAAGATTATGGTAAAGAATATGAAAAAGTTGATGGCCATTTTGTAAAAAATAATTATGAATTAGATCTTTTTTCTTATGTTAATAATAATAAACAATATTACATATGTGAAGGAAGAACAGGTGCTTCTATATCAGGTACAGGTGAAGAAACAATTTATGATGCTACAAATCGAATGATATATAATATGAGAGATGAAAGAAAAAATAGGATAGAAAATCAAATGAAAAAATATATAGAAAAATATGGTCTTACACCAAGATATTGTAAAGTCGGAAATTATTCTAAACCATTGATACCTAAAGAATTATTTATGATTGATTAACATTATATAATATATGTAGTATAAAGGATTTATTATGAATTATGAAATTTTAGGAATGTGTATTTTTTTAGGATCATATCTTTTTGCATGGTATTATCATGAAGGATTAAAACGTACTATGCATCCAGCTATATTATATTTTTGGGGTTGTATATCTGGATTTATTTACGGGATAAAAATATGAAAATTGAATTTGAAAATGTTGAGTTTAAAAACTTTTTGTCTTATGGTAAAATACCACAAAATATTGAATTTAGACCAGGTGTAAATCTTATTCTTGGTACTGATGAACTAAGAGGAAGATCAAATGCTAGCGGTAAAAGTTCATTTTTTGAAACAATACCCTTTGCCCTTTTTGGTAAAACCAATAGAGGTATTAACAAAAAACAGATTATAAATTGGAAAAATAAAAAAAATTGTGAAGTAGTGTTAAATTTTAAAAAAGGATCTGATAATTACAGGATATTAAGAGCTTTAAAGCCTGATAAATTAGAGATATATAAAAACACGGTTTTAATTCCACCACCATCTGATGTAAGAGTATATCAAAAAACCTTAGAGAATGAAATTCTTAACATGGATTTTAATTCATCTATGCCTCTATTATATGTCAATCTAAATGCATTTACACCTATATTTAAGATGGATAAACCACAGAAAAGAAAATTCCTTGAGCGCGTCTTTAATCTTGGATTTTTTTCAAGTCTTAATGAAAAAAGTAATAGCAAACTGAAGAAAACAAATGATAACATATATAAGATAACTGTCAATAATGATAAAGATAAAAGTACTATAAAAGAGATTGAAAGTCAAAATTTATCATTAACATTAAAGTTGGATAATATTGTATCATCACAGAATGATATTGATGTATTACAAAATAGTTTAGATACAGATGATACAATAGATAGTGATATTGTAGACTTTAAAATAAAAAAGAATGAAATATTAGAGGATCTACAGGACATTAAAGAAGAATATAATACTCTATGCACTACATTATCTGTTAAAAATAATGAGCTTAAAAATATTAAAAAGTATATGGATGAATACAAAGTAGATGAAAATATTTTAAATCAATTGAATACAAAGCGTGATGAATTAAAGATTTTAGGGGCTACCAAAGATATTGAAGAACTTATAAAAATAAAAGAGAATGAAATCAATATCTTAGAAAATAGTATTAAAGATTTTAGGACCAAAAATGAAGATATGGTTATAACTATATCAAGTCTTATGACCACATTAAAATCTACTAAAGATAGATATAACAAACTTAAAGATAACAATAAATGTCCTTTATGTGGATGTCCTTTATTGCTATCAGGTAATGATGTATTAAAAAATCTTGACAATGAATGTATATCATTATCTAAATCTATCTTAAAATTAAAAGATGATAAATTAATTTTAACTAATAAAATTAATAATTTAATGAAGGATAAATTAATATTAACTGATAGCATAAAAGACCTTAATACTAAAATGTTTAAAATATCAAAAATGTTAGTTGATGTAACTAATCTTGAATCTAAAACTGGTGATATTACTAAGTATAATGATTTTAAAGATAAATATATTGCATTATTTGATATAACCAAAAATATTATTAAGCAAAAAATAGAGCATGATGTTGTTATTAAAAAGAAGAAGGTAGTTATAGATGATATAGATGAAAATATTATATTGTGCCAGCTTAAGATAGACAAACAACAAGAGATTAAAAATAAAATTGATATACTATATGAGAGAGTTAAACAAGAACAGGTTATACGAGATGAATTAACTTTACTTATTAATGATAATATTAATAAAATCAAAGAGTTAAAGAAAGGTTCTGTAATTTATACAAAGAAGATTGATAAGCTTAATGAGATTATTGATTATTTTGACTACATTAAAATTTTATGTAAAGACGAAAATGTTAAACAGCATGCTATAAAGTCTAAGATACCGTATATTAATAAACAGATAAATCATTACTTAGCAGAGAGTGGCATGAATTTTTATGTTAAGATAAGCAATTGGCTTGAAGATGAGATATTAGGGCCTGGTATAACCAATTGTTCTTATGGTAATTTAAGTGGTGGTGAGAGTCGAAGTATTGACTTATCTTTACAATTTGCATTTTTAGATATATCAAGACTTCAATTTGGTGTATATCCAGATATATTGTTACTTGATGAATTATTAGATTCATCTGTTGATACAAAAGGACTTGTGAGTATTTTAAACATTGTTAAAACAAGGCAGCAAGAAGATAATAGTAAAGTGTTCTTAATAACACATAGACAAGAGATAGAAAATATAGATGTTGATAATATTTATTTGGTTACAAAAAAAGATGGGTTTAGTAATATACAATTACAATAATAAGTGGTATTATGAATAATGAAGAATTTAATAATATAAAAGAATTTAATAATATAAAAGAAGCTTTAATTGATTCTATTAAAGATATGGATAAATTAAAGCTGTTACCAGTTTTTTTACAAAAATATTATTTTGGACATAATATGCTTGAAAATACTTATTTTCAAGCATTAATAGATCATTTTGCATATCATATTGTTATGTATCTAAAAGAAAGAGATTTAAAAAATGAATAAAGTATTCATTCGTCAATACAGTCTTGTAAAATTTAATATTGATGGTCTTGATCCATTGTGGCAAAATAAATATCCCTTTGAAAAGGATAGGATATATATTTTCTTCGGAGAAATACCAAACATGTTAGGTCATTGTATTGTAATGGATTACTGGTAAAATTCATTCAGGATACCATGTTGATAATTTTATGGAGGTAGATGATGTGGAGTAAAAAGGATATAGAATTAAATAAGGATTTTCATGTATGGTGGGATGATATGGGATATCATTATCAACCTCTAAATGAAGAAGAAGCTGATTGGCTGATTGTAGTGAAGTGGTGGGCATGGAAATCATATCAAAAAGGAAGAACTGAGAATAATTAGATTTATATTTTGTTTTATATTTACTTTATTAACATTAAATGTATTTAGTTTTGAAATAAAATATAATGATGGATTAATTATAAAATCAATAGGTTGGCCAGAAAAAATAAAAAATAGATATGGGAGAAAATAAATTGAAAAGAAAAAAATTGAAATATCTTGTTCAAAAAAGAATGGATAAAAAAACACCTGGTTCAAGTGATTTTATGAACACTCAAATTGAATCATTAATTGATGTTATAGCACCATTAATACAAGATGAAGATGATAGAGCTAGATTGGGTATAAGTAAATCAAATACTAATGAAGTACCTGAAGATAAATTAAAACCTAAAACAGGGTATATATCCGATATATTAGATAAAATAGATTTAATAGATAAAATTAATAAAGAAGATATTTTTAATAATGATGTTGAAGGATATGATATACCTGATATAATAACACAAGATAGAAACCATATTTATCGTATTATGAGTGAAATGTTAGATAATCCAGATAGTTGTGGGTTATATCAAACAACTAAAGCTTTTAATGAGTTAGAAAAATTAGTAAATGATGCTAGGTTAGAAGCTGCAGGTTGGACTTGGGCCCTAGCTTGTACTCAATTGGATTCTAATATTGATCCAAGGGAATACAATCAAGTTAATATAATTGAACAAATACAAAAAGATCTTAATCCACCATATAAAAAGAAATAATAGGAGATAACATGTCATTAGAAGATATCTTAAAATCAATAAACAAAAATGTTAAAGGTGTTCATATGTCAACTTTAACTGATAGTGATGTATCAAAAACAGAAGGATGGATAAAAACACCATCATTAGATCTTAATAGAATATTATCAGGTAGTTTACATAAAGGCATTTCAGATAAAAATCTTGTTGGTATAGTTGGTCCAGAACATACTATGAAAAGTAGTTTTATGATTTTATGTATGTCTGAAGCAATAAAGCAGGGATTTAAGCCTATAATAATTGATACTGAACGTGGTGTTAATGATGAATTTTGTAAACGATGGGGTCTTGATTTAGATAAAACAGGATATATTTATACGCCCTGGGTAGATAAAGTGAAAAGTATTTTGGCTAGCATTAAAGAATCGGGTGAGGAAAAACTTATCATTGGTATAGATAGCATAGGTGGCCTGGACTCGTATAAGATGTATACAGACGCTCTTAAAGATGATCCTAAGTCTGACCAAGGCCAACTTCAAAAACGTATCAGATCCCTCTTAAAACTACTTCTTAATATAACTATTGAGCAAAAATCAATAGCTATTGTAACAGGTCATATGTATAGCTCACCAGATATGTTTACACCAGATCAAATTGGTGGTGGTAAAGCTATGAAATTATTTCCAAGTATTTTGATAAGCCTAAAGAAAAAACTTATCAAAGATGGTACTACTAAAGATAGCAATATTGTTGGTAATGAGATTACAGCAACTACTGTTAAAAATAGAACATATCCACCTTTCCAACAAGCTACTGTTGCTATAGATTATAAAAATGGTATTAATCCTTATGCCGGTTTATTAGACTTGATGGTAAAGGCTAATATAATTGAAAAATCTGGTGCATGGTATTCATATAAAGAGCAACGATTAGGACAGGGTGCTATAAAAGCATCAGAAGCATTAAAAGACTTTCCAGAATGTATAGAAAGTCTTGAACAATGGTTAGAAGCTACTGGATATTCTAATATTAATGAAAATTTTAAAGAAGCTGAAGAATTAGTATTTAAACCAGAAATAGTTGAAGAAAATAAATCGACTGTTAAGAAAAATGGTAAAAAAATAAAAATTACTAAAAAATAAAACATATTATACTAAGGAGTATTATGTTAGAAAGTACTTTTTTGAATCTACCTGAGAGCCTTCCAGATAGAAAACAAATTGGTCAAATATATTTAGAAGGTGAACATATGATATCCCAAAAAACATCAAAGCATAAAGGTGATATAGTATCATATTATGAAATCATTACTGTATATAATCCTAAAAAATATGAATTTGTTCCAAAATATGAAAAACTAGAATAAGGGAGAGTAAAATGGAAAAGAAAAAAATAAGTATATTTAGAGTAGAGTATGATAGAGTTGGTATGGAGCAGTCATGGACAGCTTTTATTGCTGCATATAGTGCTGATGAAGCTGTGGATTATATTCACGCTACAGTAGGCGGTAATTTAAGAATTAATACATGTGGTTTTACATGTAGATTAGATGCTATATCTAATAGTCTAAGGTCTGTTATAGTTGGTTCTGCTGGATCTGTTGGTGTTAAACAAGTAAAAGGCAAACCTGATGAAAAAGTACCAGAAGCACCAACACCAAAGCAAAAATCAAAGACAATCAAGAAAGTTAATATTGGTAATATTGGTAAAAAATGATAATTGATACATTTAATATAGACAATTTACTTAAATCTTGGTTATCTAAAGACTTTACTGTTATTAGCACAAAAGAGAGACAAAATATAGCTATTAACGCATCTGATACACAATTAGATGCGTTAATAATAGATTGGATTCCTAGTGAATGGCCTGGAAAAGAGAAACAATTAATAGACCAGACTAAACTTGTTGAAAAGTATATTAAAAAGAATAAAAAAGTTATAATTTTTGATAGATATCTTGGTATTACTGTTAATGAATTTAAATGGTTTACAAAAAGGAATGTTGTATTATTTGAACCAGCTTTAAATTATAGATCCGGGTTTACATATATGCCATTTCCTGTTAAAATAAAAAATATTAATGATGATTTTATAACCAAAGAAAAAAGAAAATATGATCTTATATATAAAGGAAATCTAACAGATAAGACTAAATGGTTTGAAAATTATTATATAGAGTTTAAGAAGAAATATCCTGAAAAAATAATATCATATGATGCTATAATTGATAGAGAATGTGGACAGAAATATAAAACATTTGATGTTATAGAAAATAAAATATCTTATATAGATGCTAAATCTACTATTATTATAGGGTCTAAACAAGAGTATAATATAGGGTATTTAAATCAAGGGTTTGTAGAAGCATTAGCATTAGATTGTTTACCTTTAATACCAGCAGAACATAGGTATTATAATGGTATGATTACTGTAAATAATATAAATGAAGCTGAACTTTATACTTCATTGTATGATGAATTGGATATAGGATTATTGATAGATTGTCATGATCGTATTAAAAAATATTATCCTGAAATGATGATAGAGTATGCTGTTGATATGATTAAATTTTTTATAAAATAAGGAGATGGGATATGTATCATATATGGAATAGATCCTATAGAATCTAGAATAGTTTTTAGTAGTAAATCAATTATCAAAAATAAGAGGGATAATAATGAAAAATAATGTAAATGATAAAAAAATGGATATTTCGTTATCAAGAACATATACTATAAACACAGGAAATTATAGTAGTATTAAACCATCTGTTACAATAACAAAGACTTCTATTGACAGAAAGGATTTTCAAGAAGAATATGAGGAATTGACTGAATTAATAGATTCTGTTATAGCATTAGAGACATTAAAAATATCTGATGAAATGTCCACAATTAATAACATAGGATATAAAGACTATACTGATATCATTAGAAAAGATGAAGATGATATAGGTATGTTTATTAAAAAATTCTCTGAAAAGGACTAATATGAAAAAAGTTACTAAAAAACAATACAATCAAACTGTTATGCCTCCAATATATGATATTATTGAAGGTAAATATAAAGTATTATATATAAATTATGGTAAGTTACGATTTACTGCATCTTATGTTGATAAAGCACCAAATGTCGGGTCTAGTATGATATGGGATAGTATACAATATAAAGTATCTTATGTTAATGAAAAGGAAAAAAGATTTTCTGCTGTATTTGTACAGATAATAACAGAACCACAAGACGTGCCGTTACCAGAAGATACTATAAAAACAAAGAATGTAGCAACTTTGATATAAGGATGTATTTATGATTAGTTTTATTTGTGATTTTCTTTTTGTATTTATTATAATAGTAGCATTAGAAAATCTTTAATAGTCAAATAATTTTAAAGGCTGTGGGATTAGAAAACCTTATGTCCCTGGATGATATCTTAAAGGGATAGCATAAAAGGCCCAACCACATATTATGCTTAAAATAATAAAAAATAATAAAAATGCTGATATATTAATTGTAACACCTTTATATACAGGTCATAAAATATCTAAAGAGACAAAAAAATCTCTTAAACATAATAATGCAAATTATATATGGATATCTTATGAAAGTACTATGAAGCATGCTGCAAATGTACAAGGTGCTTTAGATAGTTATGAAAAGGATCATATTTTACCACCATATATTTTTGTACTTGATAGGGATATCATTCTTGGTAAAAATTGTATAGATAAGTTATATGATACTATGATAAAAGAAGCTGTTAAATCAGATAAAATTATAGCATTTGTATATACACCATTTGAATATAAAGGTCATATTAATATGAAGTTCCCACCAATAGAATATGATATTAACAGATTGGTTAGAGGAAATTATATATCATCTAATAGCTTATATAATACAGAGTGTATTAAAAAAGTTGGTGGGTTTGTTATAGAGGAAAAATATCATCGCTTATCAGATTGGGCGATGTGGCTAAAAATGTTTAAGTATGGTTTTTATGGTAAGTTATGTAAGGATGGATATTTTACAGCAATAAGTACTAAAAATGATATATCTTGTGGAACAAATGAAGAATATGTTATTACTCATAAACATGTAGTACAAGATTTTATTTATCCACTAAAATAATCTTAAAACAAATGGTACAATAAAATTTAAGTCTTCTTCTATCATCTATACCAATTAAATCCATTGTTTTACCACAACATTTAGGTTTAACTACGTCTTTTATTTTCATCACATGTCCAATCATTATTTCTTTTTTTATCTGTTTTTATCATATTATCTAGTTGATACTGAGCATCTTTTTTAGTATTATAACAATATTGTTTATAACAACATTGTTTATAACAACATTGTTTATAACAACAATCTATCCATTTACTATATAATACAATACTAAATATTCTATACACAACTTTCATTTGAATCTTGAAATATCCATATTTGTTTTCACATATTCTATATTCAGACATTATATTTTACCTTCCCAAGCACATCCTTTCCAACCACCCTTTCCCTTAGCGTTCATAGTACCTTCTTCAAGTCTTGACCAAATAGAGCCATTTGTTGGATATGACATTCTAATGCATTCAAATCCAGTTGATGACATTGTTAAGAAAGCACAACATTTATCTCCTTGTCCTAAGCGACAAATACTTTTTGCTTTATTTACTGATAACTTATATTCTGTTGCGTGATCATCTATAATTTTTTCCATATTTTATCCTTTAAATATGATTGATGGGGTTTTGGATAGCAAATAACAAGTCTCGGATTAACCGTATCTATGTCGCCACTTCCGCCGCCTACTTGCCAATGACAAACCAGCAAATCATTTTCCTATTCTGTTTTGTCAATTCCGCCACTTCCGCCGCCTACTTGCCAATGACAAACCAGCAAATCATTTTCCTATTCTGTTTTGTCAATTCCGCCACCCCAGTAATATTAAGTTTTATGATAATGAATCATCTACTATATCATCAGGATCTATTCTTTTAGTTGACCATGCTTCACCATCAGTTGACCATACTTTACCAGTATTCCATACTTCATTATGTTCTTGTTTATATTCCTTATTAGTTTTTGTTAATACAGGTTTATCTTCAATTTTTTTAACATTACCTAAAATATCTTCAAACATTTTTACTCCTTAGTTAATATGTTTCTTTTCATTTTATCTTTTTCAATATAACATATAGCAATCAACTTGTCAATAAATCTTTCATAATCATTACCTTTATATAATGTCTTAATTTGTTGTATAAAAGCATATAGTTTATTAAATTCCATTATATCTCCCACATTTCTTTAGGTATTAACTGTCGCCTTAATCTTATATTTATATGTTCTTGTTCTGTAATTTTTTCACCATTAATAAACCATAACATAGAACCATCAGATCCTTTTACTGCTGGGCCATTTGTACGATGTAACTTACCCATAACCCACCATTCTTTTTTACCATAGATATATTCTATAGCTGGTCCATCTGTACGATGTCGTGCACCTTCTTTATACCATAACATATCACCATTATTATATATTACAGCCGGTCCATCTATACGATGTAATAAACCCTTTTCATTTCTATATTCTTTCATTTTATAGCTTCCATAAAAAGACTTCCTATACGATGCCTGTCAAACGCGGTAGTTCTTAATTCTTCTAGACTACTATTTTTCCATCCACTCTGTACAATATTTTTAAATCCAACATTTTTTAATAAGAATGACATATATTCCATATCAAAACAATTAACATGTCCATTAGTAATACTTGGTTGTTTTTTAATAGAATATACCCAATTACAAAATAATCCACCTATAGGTTCTTTAGGATTTCTATATGACATATCAGCCTTATGAAAAAATTCAATATCATTTTTTACATAAGCTTCTGATGCTTGCTTTATATCAGGTACTATAATCCTTAATAGACCCTTTGGTTTAAGTACTCTATAAAATTCTGACAATACAAAATTTATATCCTTTGGATATATATGTTCTAGCATATGTGACGTGAAGATGATACTTACTGTATCATCTTCAAATGGTAAAGCAGTACATGATATATTAACTTTTACATCTGTATTAGGTCCACCAATATCTACTATAGTCCATCCTGGTACTACGGGGTGCCCCTTTCCGGCACCAATATTAAGTTTAATCATCTATCTCCTTTTATATGTATTATAACAGAACTATAATTCAATTCTGTTATATAAATCTTCTATTTTTGTTATTATATTTTTAATATTTTTTTCACAATCTTTAATATTATTAACTATTTCTTTCATTGATAATATCATCGAGCTTTCAAAAAACTCAATTTATGCTAAAATTTGTGAATTATCGTACTTACTATTATCTGATAAAATTTGCAGTTCATCCCTTAAATTATAATCTTCTATACAATTTTTCATTTTATCCTCCTTTTATTGACCATAATTTTGTAAATTATATTTAACTGAATCAACTGCTTGTTGTATTGCACCACCAAATAATGAAGCTAATATATCACCAGACATTTCTTTCATCATTTCTTTCACAGCCTTACTTGCCATAATTTTTCCATTATTTCCATATACAACATTAAATTCTGGTGAATTTAAATACTCTTTTATAATAGATTTAAATTTCTTTTGAACTTCAATTTTAATAATATTCGGTAAATCTGTTGTTATATAATTATCAATGGTTTCTTTAATTACTTTATCCCATTGTTCTGTTGGCACAATATTTATAAGACTTTGCTGTACATTTAATCTAATACGTTCAGCAATATCAGTTGATTTTATTATTAAATCTGACATATTATATCCTTTTATATTTTATTATAGTAATATCTTCATCACCTAACACATCATTAATAATTTGTAAAATTTTGTTCCAATCACCACCAGCTAAACCAGCACCTATAAGTGGTAGACCAAATCGTTTCCCTTTAAAATTATCTTTAATCCATTTCATACACTGTTCTATTGCATCATAATCAGCCATTTTACCATACCCATAATTAAATTGAGTATATGCATTAACTACAATAAAATTAAATCCATTTCTTTCTATATTTGCAAATGAGCAAGTACCTAATTTATCTTTAGATCCTTTTATTGTTTTTCTATCAGCATTAAATGCTTCTATAAATTCATTTTTAATTGTTTTTGCTATCCCACCACCCATAGTACAAAAACAATTACAACCGTGAATTATTACATCAAATTCACCATTTTTTGCCTTTTCAATTAGATCCCCATAAATAGTATTAATCATTTTAAAATGATTCCATATTATTTTTAACATCATCTTTAACTTTTTGATGTATTTTTTCTAAAAAAATAACATACTTAGCTGTTAAATCTTTAAGATTATCATAATTAAGATATATTAATGTAAATCTTTCATCGTTATTTATTAATATTACAGAAGTTTTATTATTACCCCATTTATAAATATGATAAGTCTGACTAATGTTTTTTCCAAACATATTATATACAGGTTCTAATATTAGAACGCCTTCACCATATTTTTTATTAAATTTATTTTTAACAAGATTAAGATTTTTATTACAACCAAAAATATGTATAAACAATAATTTTTTTGTTTTTTGTGAAAAATGAAAACTACCACCACTAAAAAGAGTAGTGTTAGTGTTAAAAATCATATAATCTTGTCTTAATATTGGATTTCCACTATATGGATATAATTTTAAATGTCCTGAATCAAAACCAACAAATCTATCATCTATACTAGTTGTGCCTGGAAAATAAAATCCATTAGTAGATTCTATATAATACTTATCATAATAACGAACATGGCCATTCATTTTATATAAATCCTGACTTTCTATTCTTATATCATAATTTTTTTTCAATAATATTTTTTTAATATCATTATATGACATATCCCATGATGTATTTGAAAATGTAATGATATCATCACAAGTTTTTTTAAATACAATATCCGATTCTAATGATCTTGAACCTGTCATTTTATTCAATTTTTTTAAACTATCTTTAAGATTAAAAGCACTGGCTGAAATTGCACATAAAAAAATAACACAAATTATTGCCAAACAAATTTTTTTCATAATAACTCCTTTTATGTTCTTGTTAAAATATCCTGAGCAATAAGAACAGGACAATTAATGTCATGTATAAAATCATCAGGATTACCAAAATATTCTTCCAATTTACTATTACAAAATTCACAATACCAATATGAATCAAGATCTTTATCCACATATCTTAAAGGATTTTCTGTTACAGCTTTTGCTACAATCAACACATCTTCTTTATTAAATTCACACATTATTTAATTTTCCTCTATTTTATATTGAAATAGCTATAAAATCACCATCCTTACAATAATGAATATCATGTTAAGATAGTTATCATTTGAGTGTTATTATGAGCCCTTTAAATGTCTTTATGGCATGTTTAATTACTTATCTTTATCAACCAGCCAATAATTCCATATTCCTTTTGCCCAACAGTAAGTGTACCAAAGAATAAGAAACATAATGCCCCATTGGTCATGTTTAAACGCTGTATAAACCCATGCAGGCTCAGATATTAACCCAAAAACAAAACCCCATCTGCTCCATTTTTCTTTGCGTGATAAAAACCATATTGAAATACATCCAAATATTATAATCCAAAACTGACAAAATGTTTCCATTTATTTCTCCTTAAAACATCTTTCTTTATCTACGCATTTGTTTCAACATCAAAGCAAAGTTTCATAAACTTTGTTGCTGCTTCATTTCCTATTCTATGTGCATCTTCAAATGACAATGAAGATGTTGCTTTATCCATACCTATTGCATCAAAACACATCATAGCTATATTACAATGCCATGAATGAGCATAAGAACCTTGGACTGATGGTTCATCTTGTTCCATTGCTAATTTTAATGTTTTGAATGCTTTAGCAATACTTTCTTCTGATATTATTTTATTCATAGTACCTCCTTTAATGATTCAGATTTAACCATTTCTATTATAGAATTTTGAACCATATTCTTATAAAATAATTTATAACTTACTGTTTTTGCGATCCAATAACCCCCGTAAATAAAAAAACCTAAAAATATAATCATTCCCAAATATATACAAATTTTTTTCATTTTTTATAACCTTTCTATTAATATTGATCTTACAATTTTTGGTGATACTTCTGTACCATTAACAGGTTGATTAAATATACCTGACGCAAATTCTATAGCATGATCTTGCTTAATGTTATCATAAACACCTCTACTAAATTTACCTGATGGAAAAACCTTTATTGGCTTATATCCATGCTCTTTAAATTTATCAGGTACAGCAACAGCCGCACTTGCAACATACTTTATTTTAAATCCTCTGTCAAGTAAATTATGTAATTGTTTTTTAAAATCTCTTTCTTTGTTATAGAATACTGGATGTACTTCTATCAGTATCTTACAAGGAAAATTATTATCAAACAAATCCATGGCACCATCTAATATTTCTACTTCAGCTCCTTCTGTATCTGACTTAATAAAAAGTTTTTCAAATGGTTTATCTTTCATAAATTCAGTTAGCGTAGTACATGGTACTGTTATACTACCAGATGTATGTTTAGTGGGTACTGTTGAATTAAGATTTGTAGCATCTGCTGTATAAAATGTTAAATCTCCTACAATATTACCCATAGCAGTTTGATAAGAACTAACTATATCATCAAATTTATTAGCTTTTACTGACATATTTAATAATTCTATATTTCTTGGATCGGGTTCTATAGCATAAACTTTACCACGTCCATTATGTTTCTTGATCATTCCTGCTGTAATAAATGTATTAATACCAACATTAGCACCAATATCAACAAATGTTGCATCTGTATCAGTTTCTTTTCTTTGTAAGAAAGCAAATTCAGGCTCTCTAATATCCATATTTCCGGTAGGCATATTTCTTAATGTACTATGGATACCTGCACCATTTTTTAACAAATACATTACATGCCCATTTACTACATTGGTTACTACATTGCTTTTATCTATCATAAGTCTCCTGTGCAATTTTATTTATTTTATTACCTATACCTTTTCAAGTCTTTTCATACATTCTTTACAATCTATATTAACAGCTTTATCATCTATCCATAAGTCATAATATGGTTTATATAGTACCAAATCATGATACTTTACACCCCATTCTTTAAATTGATTTAAAGTTTTTTCTTTCCAATCTATTTTAGTTACAGTACCCCTAGCAGTATAATAGATTATAATATGACCTTCATCATATAAATCATTAATCTTTTTTATATTATTAGGTTTAGGATCTGAATTATAATGTTTACCTTCTCTATCTTCAAAACATATAGTGTTATCAATATCACAATATATTATCATATTATTCCTTGTTTTATTTCATTTATTATACTCATAAAATATGGAGCACATTTTTCTCCATAAGTTTTAGCATTTTCTTTTAACAAATGGCATGCTTCTGATATAAATTGTTCTGGATTATCTCTATATCTTTGGTCCCATTCAGTAAATGCTTTTTCTAATTCTGTTATAGATATTAAACAATTTTTTCGTTCTGTTATTTTTATTGGTGGTGTATGATTATTTGTTGTCATTTTTATTCCTTTTCCTTTTCAAGAACTTCTTTCCAATGTTTTATCATTACTTCTTTACAAAGTTTTTCATGTTTTAACAATGATTTACCAGTTTTATTACAATCATCATCAAGTTTTGCTACTACAATTTTCCATTGATTTCGACTTAAAAATCTTCTTGCCATTTTAGGTTTCATTTATTTTTCTCCTCTATAAAATCATCAGGACGGTTTCCATCAGGATCGTTAATATTTAGCCCTACAGGATAATAACAAGTACTATAAATCATAATTTCTCTACCATCCTCTAAATCAATCCTTGCCGGTATTTTACCATGTCCACAACAACTTGCTACTGTTATAATATTTGCAGCATTTAAAGCAGCCACAATATCAGCAATACAAAAATCAATCCCTTGTATTCTACCTTTAATTGGCATAGGTATTTGACACTCGTATGTTCCCATACCACAACATTTATCAGGTTTTTTCATCATCTTACTCCGCCTGTCCATTTCTTATCTGATACTATCTCAGCTTTAATTACTTTTAAATTCACATAAATAGTATTTTCAAGTGTTCTTATAATTCTATGAGTTTCTTCTTCAACATTATCTATAGTAACATCAAATCTATTTGATGCCATATTTGTTAATCTACCAAGTAACAATTCGCATACTTCATGAAAAGCTGACTTCTTTATATTTTTATCATTTGCATTTTCTTCCCATTCCGTATTCAGTATTATAACTGCTATACCATCAACACAATTATATCTTATTTCAGCTCTTGCATCATTAAGTAATTCATGTTCATAATGTATTTGCCAACACTTTAAACCAAAATAATCAATCCATTTTATACATTCTGTTTTAAACATCTCAAATTGTTTTGTTGTTGTTTTAATATCACATCTCCTTAAAAGCTTTTTTATATATTAATGGTAAAATATCTTTGTTGTCCATCTTAGCAAATAAATATGATGCTATATCAGGATGGTATTTTTTAACCCACACAGCATATTCTTTTCTTGAAGTCTTTGGTGCTGTGTTATAACAGATATTAACATGTTCTGTAATATTTGTTATGGTATTTGTTATGGTATCAACCCAACCATCGAATTCACCATAAAATTCATCTGGTATAGATTCTTTTGCTTTATTAATTATACCAGACTTATGACATTCTAAGGCATATTTAAAAGATAATCCACTGATTAATTTATGTATTTTTTTATATTCATCACCTTTAAATTTAAATCTTTTGCCATTTTTAAATTCAACAACCCATCCTTCTTGATTTGCTGGTAATATTTTTGATGCACCTATAATATCATCTACAGTATCAAATGTATACCTTTTTGGTAATCTAAATTTATATAAATTAGCAATATCATATAATATGTTATAAGGTATATAAGATGCGGTGAATCTATCTCTAATACCAAGTAATGCTAAACCAGACCATTTGTTGTAATCTATAACAATCCTATTATCAGGATAAATTATTTCAAATAACATGGTCCAATTATATGGTATATCTTTTATATTATGATGTTTATTTAAGTGCTCAGTAGCCCATAATGCTTGATCACTATCAAATGAACCTCTTGTTGATATCATCATTTTATCTTTTAATCTATAATGGATACCCAAACTACCATCCATTTTTTCAGTGACATTTTTTATTTTAGATGTTGTTGTTTTATTATTTTCACCCCAATTAAAAAATTTATCAAAAGGTCTGGCTATAATCTCTGCAGTATTTTTATTTATTATCAAACCACGACATGCAATTTCTAAATTAGTCCACATATTATCATATTGAACTTTTGGTCTGTAATTAAATAACAATAAATCATCCTTTTGGCGTATATATACTGTGTCTGGAAATTCTATATCATGTAATACATGATATTGTATGTTATCTATAGTGTTTTTCATAAATTTTTATTGCCATATCAGCCATTTCTTGTAATTCATTTTTAGAAACATCTTTATTATTCATAAAATTGACCATACTATCAACCACATTATGATATAATATATCATTGTTATATTTTTCTTCTGATGGTATTGTATCATTATTTTCATACAAGTCATCTGTATAAAGTCCTAAGTCACCGCCCTGTCCTTGAATTACAGTATTAACAAAATCAACTAACAAAGCATCTATTGTTTCCTGATATAATTCACCACCATTATAACAATTCATATGGCTATTTCTGGTAATAGACTCTAATGCTTTAAGATGATAATGCTTTACTTCATTTACTAATAAATTTATTAATTTATCGTTTATCATAATACTTCCTTATATTTTTTTAATATCGGTGGTGTTGGGAATTTATATTTCTTAAAATGAGCTTCTTCGGTTTCTGATTTATATAAAAATTGGCCATCTGCTTTAAACATTAAGCCATTAGCGGCTTTAAAAACACGAACAAAACAATATTCAGGATCACATTTAAAGCCACATGATATTCTTCCATATCTATAGCCGTAAAACCAATATGTGCCTTCTTTTGTAGGCCATTCTTTTGACCATTCCATAATACTCCTTTCTTATTATTTTAACATATTATACCAATTATTTATCATATACCCCAGATTTATTACTAAATAAATAATCATACAATTGTTCTACAGTATCTAATCGTACTTTTGAATCATCTTTCAAAATAATATAACAACAATCTTCACATTTACCAGCATCAGGAGCATCATATAACCACCAACTTATTGTTTCATATTCATCTTCCATTTCAGATTCCAATACATCAATTATACCATTTGTTAAATCACTTGTTATAAGCGGTACTAACCAACCATCAAAAAATGGTTCTAAAGCGTTACAAAAATTATGTTCTTTTTTATTTTGTTCTATAATACCACATATCATTTTCACAAAATTTTCTTTTTTCATCACATACTCCTTTATAATTCATCACTTCATTTATAATATCCTTTATTAAACAATAAGCTTACACCGCCTTATCTAATTTGGACCACCCAAATCCACAGGTCTTTTTTCATTAACCCCTCAACTTATTGTTTGATGATAAAGACAGGACTCGAACCTGTATGGTACGTTTCTGTGTGACTCCAGGACATACTTAATCAAAATACCCCTGAAAAGTGTACCTTACATATTAGCGTCTACCATTTCGCCACTCTATCATACACTACATTCTTTAATTTGTAATTTAAAATCTGCTTTATTAGGAATGATTTCAAAATTTAATTGTTCAATCATTCCTAATAATAATTCTTTTGTTGTTATTTCTTTATAATTTCCTTGTAAAAGAATAGATTGATTTGATTTAAGTTTACCTGTTTTATTTTCTAAATCTTGCATTCTTTGATAAAGTCTGTGTAATTCATCTCTTTGATTATCTTGTATTTCTTTTAATAATTTTTTGCTTATCATATTATACCTTTTATAACTACATATTTATTAATTCTCTTTATCATACACTACATTCTTTTATAACAGTCTTTTGTACTTGTTTGTTAATGTATTTAGAATAATGTTTTTCCCATACAATATCATCTTTTGCTGAATCTTTCTTAACATCTAATACAATCTCCCTCATAACATCACCTATAAGTTTTTTTGTATATCCAGGAAATTTACTCATAGCTGACTGAATACGATTTTCATTAATATATGGATCTATATCACTATAATCATATTCAATTCTTGGTTTTTTGTTCTTTGGTTTTCTTACCATCTCATCAAAATTTTGATGTTTTATTTTGAAAATGTATCGTGAAAGACCTGTTAATTTAGGTCTTGATAAACATCTAACAACATATCCCTCAATTATGTTACCCTCAATAGGATTAATAAATGAAACTATTTTAGTCTGATCACCTTCAAGACTTGCTGTTAAAGTCTCTACAAGTTTATTAAATGTAGTTTTTACAATACTATGTACTGGAGCATATTGAAATGGTTTAAATTCACTAGCAATATCAATGGTATAATACTGAAATGTATGATATTTACCTTCATTGTCTTTAAAATCAAAGATATAAAAAGCTTTATCACCATAATCTACACCTTTTTGTATACCCTGACCGGCAATCTCACCATAAGCAAAGTCAATATCAGTATTAAGATCAAAAAATGACTTCCAATCATACCCGTCCATAACTTCTTTATATTTTGTAGGTAAAAGATGGCCATTTCGTGTAAAGTATCTTGGTCCATCTTTGTATTTATTGCTTATACAAATTGAAGAACCATGAATTTTTTCAGAAATATGAAATTCTTCAACATCATTTGCTAAATCAATATCATCAGTATATTTATCTACAATTTTTGGTATATATTTATAATTTTCAATTTCAGAAAATCTAACAAATTTTTTATCTTCAGACATAATATCTCCTTATTGTTTAATATATAATATCATAGATTTTTTGTTATGTCAATATGAAATATAAAATCTAATTGTTTTTACACCTTCAGGTAAATCTGTAATATCTATTTCATATCCCTGGGCATTTTCATTAGACCATTCTTTTGGTTCAAAATTTATTTTGAGTGGATATTTTGGATCATTATCTATACCATTACCACCAAAATATTTATCAACAATATCAGGCGGATTTATATCACAT